TTGAAGAAGTTGTTCTCATTTTTATTATTTGTATTTGTAATTTTTTCAGCGAACAATATTTCATTTGCTGATGAAGTTATACCATTTAACAAATCGTTCTTTGCATATAACGAGCCATCGTTTACATCTGCAAAGGGAAATGGTGGAGCTCAATATGGACCTCAAAAAGCTCTAACTGTAAAAGAGAAGCGTTCAGATGGTTGGTGGAAGATAGGAACTTGGGAAGGCGATAAGTGGATTAATACCGATGGGGAAAAAAAGAAAATAGAGAAACCCTATATTACTTTTGCTGAACCTAAATTCACATCACCAAAAGGAAACAATGGTAATGTTATAGCACCTCAAGTAGTTACGGTGATTGATGGACAAGAAGATGGATGGTTAAAGATTCAAACCAATGAAGGAGATAAATGGATTTTCCTTAATTCTGAAGCGGTAAAAGTAGATAAGAATTTCTATGCGTATAATGAACCTTCATTTACATCTGAAAAAGCAAGTGGTGGAAACCAATATGGACCACAAAAATCACTTGTTGTAAAAGAAAAACGTACAAATGGTTGGTGGAAAGTAGCGACTTATGAGGGTGATAAGTGGATTAACCTAGATGGGGAGTTAAAAGCATTTGATAAACCATTTTTAGTGTTTTATGAGCCTGCATTTGCATCTCAAAAAGGAAATATGGAAGTACCTTATAGCCCTACTACGATTAGAGTAATTGAGGGAAATACTAAAGGATGGTTGAAAGTTCAAACTTGGGAAGGCGACAAATGGATGTATCCAGGTGTTGCAGAGACAGTAGCAGTTAATAATGACTTTTCTTCTTATAGCGAACCGTCTTTTACATCAGCTAAGGGGAGTGCATATGGTCCACAAAAATTCCTTGCTGTAGTGGAAAAACGTGCCGATGGTTGGTGGAAGATAGTTACTGCAAGTGAAGGACTTAAATGGGCTGCCCCTAACGGAGCTAGAATTAATGTAGATGTAAATTTCTCTACTTTTGATAAACCGTTTATAGAAGCTGATAGAGTTGGATATTATGGTCCTCAACCGATTTTTGCATATGATATGCAGAAAACAGAGCAAGGAACTTTTTATCTAGTAGGTACTCATTTAGGGAAAAAATGGATGAGCCTTGACGCTGAAAAAGAGTTCAACGAAAAAAGGGAACCAATGCGACAATCCCTAGGTTATAATGAAAATGATTTAGATTTTGACAGTATTAAAGTACAACAAGCAGCACAAGCTAGATCGTTGGTAGAATCTGCGAGTAATTCCACAATGCTTAAACCTGAACAAAAGCAACTTCGAATTCCTTCAAAAGAGGAGATTGAGGAGTTTAGAAAGAGTTTAGAATCTAGTAATGATGGAACAGCAAGAAGTTTTGCGGCACGTGCAATGCCGGATGATTGGGTACGTAAAGGAGATGTAATATATACGCCTAATTCTAGATATGGTCCAATAGCAGGACATACAGCGATTATTGCTAAAGATCCTATGGACGGTAAAGATTATCAATTAGTTCATGCTCCGGGTACAGATGAGCGTCCTGCTGTTCAAATACAAGAACTATCAAAGTGGGAATTCATTCATAAGGGTAACCCGCATTATAAGAAATTTTTCTATTTCAGACACCCGAATAGATCAGTTGGTGCTGCAGCTGGTAATTATGCTTATAATCATTTTTTCCAGAATCGTTTTGAATACAAATATGATATTTTCACAACGACTGCTAAAGATAATAATTGGAAAACATACTGTAGTAAGCTTGTTTATTTATCTTATCGTGATGGAGCTGGGGTAGATTTATTCCCAAATCAGAGATTCTACATTGTACACCCAGCAGATTTCTTATTTACTCAACATAAATTAGGGCTATACTTTATTGGTGAAGGCGGATATTGGCCAAGTAATTAATAATATTAGTTCTATTGAAAAAGCACTCGTACGAGTGCTTTTTTCAATGTAATTAAATACATATTATTTTAATTCTGTATGTTTTCCTTGCTCACCATTATCACCTTGACCAAATTCAACATTACCTGTATGAGGATTATCCCAACGTACGTATTTGTACCATATGTTTGGTTCATCTTTAAATTTAACATGTACTCCATATTGGTCTATTTTACTATTAAAAGAAGGTTTAATTTCTAGAACATCTGACTTTGTATAGCCTTTTTCTTCTAGGTGCCACATTATACCTATAATGGCTTCTTCTCTTAATTTCGGATCACCTGCAATAAAATAACGATTTATTATTCCTTTCCCGATTATAAATAAACTAATTGTAAGTAATAAAGATGTAATTATAAGAGCACCTTTTTGCATGTATAAATATCCTCCTTATTTTAATTTATCCTTTATATAAGAATAAGGGAATTGCACGTTAAAATATAGATTTAGGAATAAAGAAAAAAAGACACCCAAAGGTGCCTTCCGACTTGAACCACTTTAATTTTAATAATATGTATTGGACGCCACTCCATTATTAATCGTAGCATAATTCTGGATTAAAGTAATTGAGAAAATGTTATTTCAATTTATTACGAATAGCTTTTAATACTCCATCGACGTTGTAATCAGGAATATTGCTAATCGTCCTCTTTTTTGTACCCAACATTTTCTTTATTTCTAAGTAAATAACACCTGTATTCACATTGGATAAGCCAAATAAATTTGGAGCAATATCGAAGTCTACGTTTTTAATATCCTTGTATTTAATTACTTCAGCTTCAGCGCCACCAAATAAGCCACCTTTCATCATCACCAAGTATAAATTATAGTCTCCGACAACAATGAAACCAATTTTTGTTAGCTTAGGATTAGTAACTTCAAAGCAGTGTATTGACTCTTTAGCTTTCATAACCTTCTTTAAAGCATCGAAAGCATATTGATAATACGTGCGTTCTGTTTTCGGTAGTTCCTTTGAGATTTCAACCATTTCCGCAAGAGTAACTGGGTATTCAATAACGCAAAAGCGTTCATCAATTTTAGTGTATTTTTGAGTAGCCATATAATATCCCCTTTAAAATATAAGATTTATCAAGCGATTGTAACAAATTTAGTTACAATTATTTTGTCATATTGTGTCGAGCAAAAATAAAAAAAGAGAGCTTAAGCTCTCACCGGAAATAATGTTAAAAATCGCCAATATAAATTAGAGAGTTTTTCCCATTTCTAATTAAAAAATTATCCCTATGTTGTATAAATATTGAATAATGTTTTTTATCAGGTTTATAGGGGAGATATGGTTTTACTGTGGGAAAGAGTGTGTTTCAAAAGGTGTACCTTTTGATGTATATATATTCTTATAGGATTGGAAAACAGTTCTTTATAAATTTGCGATTTATTTTTGGTTATTTCAAGATTAAAAATGAGAAAAATTCCTTGATAGATGCCATAATAACTATTAGTAAACCAACGCTGTGTGGGGCTCGCCCACACACGACGAGCCAGTACATACACCCAAAAACAGGGGGAAAGCCATAAATGCAAATCTAAAAAACCTGTTCAAAATATCGAACAAGTTTTTAAGATACATTCACTTTAGGAAAAAACTTTAAATTACTGGTAATGATGTGTATTACACATATTTTTACAGACGTAGAAATTACCTCCTGATGTTAGCATGCAATGGGTAAAACAATCAGGATAAGATGACATTTGGGTTATAGGAGAAGTTACCCAAAGTTCCTTCATGCACGTCTCCATACAAGCCCCTATATCTGGTTTATTCTGACACTGTTGAGCACAGAAAGATGTTCCTGGTGGATGGTTATGATAGGACATGATTGCAGGAGAATTTGAGGACATTTCTACCGGTCCTGGTTCTGGTATTGGTATTGGAGGTCCTGGCTGAGTTGCACAAGGTATTGAGATACATATTGGTTGTTCATAATAGCAATTTCCATAAGGATCACAGCGACGTATTAAAAAACATTGTAAACATTGCATAGTGTTTTCTCTCCTTTTAATTCATATATTAATCTAAATGTAAATTAAGGTTTTATAAGATATTTTAAGAGTTTTACATAGTCATTCAAATTATAGATTATGAGTAATTTATCTAATATGATTGGGTATTTTTAAGTTTTTACTTGTCTAAGGGAAACCACTAAGCGGTTATATGGCGAAAGTTTCTTTACCATGAGGGGGGTTCCCCTCATGGTAAAGAAAACGTGAAATAAATAGCGTCCATCGGGGCAACGCGAAGGGAAGACCGATGTCTTCCCTTCCTACATAAAAAAGGTCCTCCAGATTGTTTAGCTGGGGACTTTTGTGTTTACATAATTATCGTTATCAGAAGTTGATCAACATCAGTTTATTCGTCTTATAAAATAGAAAACTAAGGAAGATAAAGTAATTGGGAGACTAAAATGAATAAAAAGCATTGTGTAGTGAAATAAATATCTTCCATATAATCCGATGCTCATTAAATATGCATAGAAAAAACCTAATAATATAAACAAGGGAATCCCAATACTTAATTTATAACTTTTTTTTATTTTTCTATAAGAAAATTCTCCTAGTAGACAGCCTATAAGTACAGGTATACTCCCGTACATAATGTAAAGAAGAGCTATCGCCAAGGGGGAACCCGATGCGTCCATACCTTCAGGGTCTATTATAAATAGCAAGCTAGATGTAAATATAGAAAAAAATATGAGACACGCTAAATAACTAACTATAAATTTTTTCATTTTTATCCCCCAAATAATTTATAATGATATCTTCATTGTATGATAGTTACCCTTACTTAATATAGATAAAATGTAATATGTATATCGTATTTATGTAAGGTTAACATAACATCCTATTATTGGTAGCAAGGACAAGGGGGAATCCCTACTTTCACAAGGGAACCTCCTTTTATTGTTCTATGGATCTATTTATTTTTTATACATTCCTATCCTGGCACGGTTTTAGAGTTCTCGTTTGTTACTGGGTTCGTCGAAAAACTGTATAAAACTTTGCATATTCTTAGCTTGTTTTTTCTATGGAATGCTATGGATACCTTTTTAATGCATAAAGAAAAGACACCCTAAGGTGCCTTCCTCGGCTTAATAACCGTAGTTTATTTTCCTCGTAGACTCTGTTCATATGCTTTAACTTCATTAGTTGATCCGAATGTTTTCAAGTCAAATATTTTGTTACCATCAACACATACTACTAATAATCCATCTTTAGCTTGAATAACACTTCCAACATTGCCCTTTTTTAGAGAAATACTAAAAGGATGATCTACATTCATCGTTTTTTTCTTCTCTACATATTGATTAAATTCCATGCCAACTGGGAATGCCTCTTTTAATTGTTGAAGAGTATACTCAGTTGTAGTTGGCGGATCACTTTTAGGCTTTTCTGGTTCTGGTTGTTCTTGCGGTTTAGGTGTTTCTTGACTCGGCTGTGTAGTTTTTTGAAGTGACCTAGTTTGCTCTTTTTCATAGGAGTCTACTTTAGATTTCAACTCTTTGATTTGTTTTTTTAATTCTTGCTGTTCATTAAAGTGTTTATCGATAATTTTATCCATATCTTTTTGTGAATACTTAGGTTTCATATCTTCTGATTTGGAATCTTTAAAAATAGCTACGGAAGCAATGATAGCTACTAGTACCGCGATAATTCCAATGATTAGTTTTTTGTTCATTTATGTTCCTCCTAAAATACAATAATATTATTATATAACAATTAAATGGTTATAAGTGAAAAAAAGAAACCCCAAGGTGCTTTCCCGTGACTTGAACCATCTTAATTTTGAAAAATGGCATTGAAGGAATTTCTTTATTTATAACTATATTAGGGATGTTAATAATGGTATTTTATAGTGATATGAAAAAATTAATTATTAATGAATTTAAAATAAAAAGAAGACCGAACNNGTTCGGTCTTCTTTTTATTTGTTTACTTGTTTTCTTGGAAAACTTAATTAAAGTTTCTTAATTATTACTTGTTCGCCATCCTTCATAATGTCCTGTCCATGAATTTTTACTTACTTCAGTTGCTCCTTTTAAATACCAAGTCACTCCATCCCACTCTTTTACAGTAGGTATTTCCCCTTTTGATTTGTAACCAGGAAAGTCTTGTTTTTCTTTTTTCTTAACAAAACTTTTTTTATTATCAATCGTTTTTAATTTTACACCTGTATCAGTAGGTGTTTCCGCAAATACTCCTCCAGCACCAGATAACATAATTCCAGTTGCTAATGTTCCAATTATTACTTTCTTGAACATGAAAAATCCCCCTTTTTTGGAATGAATATTACATAAATAATGATATCATATTATTTGTATTTTCTAACATTTTAATTTATTTATAAATATTTTATTGAATATTCAAACTATATGATTTAATATGAAAAGATTTAAAAATAATTAGTACTATTAGTAGTGAATCTCAAGTAAATGACTGGAAGAAAATTAAATCATTTATAGGGTAAGAAGTATAGAATCCAAGCTTTTTCAATTTAAATTTATATTCAAAAGTTTATTTTCAGATTAGAAAAGGTTAGCTCCTCGATCCCCTTTTTGAAAATAAAGAAAAGACACCCATATAAGAGTGCCTTTTCCGATAGTTTTTTAGCAGAAGCAAGAAGCTCCAACGATGATTAATAAAATAAATAATACAACTAATAAGGCAAATCCTCCTGCAAAGCCACAGCCGCCACCGCAGCTACCACCAAAGCCCATAATAATTCCTCCTTTAAATAGTAGGAGAAAAATAAGGAGTCACTCATGTATTTTAATGGATTCAAATTACTTTATGTTTTTATGGATTAAATGAGCAGGTCCTTTTGAAAATAAAGAAAAGACACCCTAAGGCGCCTTCCTCTTCCTTGGACTATCCTTTATTACTGCGGTACCAATTAATAAATTAAATTATAAAAATAATTTGTTATACTTCCATGTCCCCTAGCTGATATAATATATAAGGCAATTATTGGTTAATTAAAGGCACATATATATTAGGAGGTATATAAGCCATGTTAGAGGTAGTTTCGGCATTTTTCTTACTAATTCTCTATTCCATTGTTTATCTCTTTTCAAGTGGAGAAACTAAGCAAATAGCAAAAAAAATTTAAAAGAAATTCTTAATAGTCCTGATGGAATAATAATATTAATCGTTGCTGCGGCACTTTTAATCGGGGGGATATATTAATTAACATTATGATTCTAGATATCTTAGCTTAAAACGTATAAGGAAATTAATAGTACACATATAGTAGGGGGAGATAAGTAATGATAGATATAATCACGTCATTCTTTTTACTAGTTATATATTCTATTCGTTATCTATTTTCAACAGGTGAAAATAGGAAAAAGGCAAAAGCAGATTTAAAAGAATTTTGGACTGATACTGATGGACAAATGTTATTGGGTGCTGCTATGGGACTTGTAATTTCTGTGATAATTTTTGGTTATTGGTTTATGAATCAATAGATGTTCAATCAAGAATAAAGTATTAGAGAAAACAAGATATTAAATAATATACAAGGATCTCGCCATTTCTGTTGGATGGTGAGTTTTTTAATGTACAATAAAAGACACCCAAAGGTGCCTTCCTGCGACTTGAACCATCTTAATTTTAATAATATGTATTGGATGCCAAGCCGATCAAGTTAAGCTATCATAATTCTCCATGTTTCCACTCTTTATTATGAATATCTAATCCTTCTTGGCCAAAGTAATGGAGAATAAATTCTTTTTCATCACTATCAGTTTTTTTAGCTAGTTTAGATCCTTCCATACTTAGCTTTTTTCCAGAGCGTAAATAATGAATTTCACTATAGTCTTCAACTGGAGATTCAAAATCTCCATCGTACCATTTGTTCAGAAGAGATTCATATCTTTGTCTTTCATCATCAGTATTGATAACATTTAAGTTGTTTTTTAGGTATTGAATGTTTTCTTTGGTCACTTGAAATTGACCTATAAAACGGGTACCGGGACCATGAAGATTATTCCCATGAAATGTGATTTTTTGGAGACACATATGTATCATCATGTCATTTATAGTTTGCTCATCTCGGATTTCTCCAATCGACTGTGCTGCTTTAGATAAATCATCTTCACTTACTACATAACTATCTTTAGGTTGCTTTTGAATGGTTTGAACTTTTGGTTTTTCCTGAACCTTTTCTTCTTGTTTAGGTTTTAATTCAGTTGTAGTCTTCTCATTTGAGTTACAAGCAGCCATTCCAATAAATAATGCGCTACATGCTAATGCTGTAAGTAATTTTCGTTTCATGTTGAGTACCTCCAGTATATACTAGTTATTTCAGAAAAAATGTAAGATTTCTGATCTAATGGTAGCAAACTAGTTATCTGTATAATGTCTTATTTTGTCGAAAAATAATAAAAAAGACACCCTAAGGTGCCTTTCTCCGACTTGAACCACTTTAATTTTAATAATAGGGGTGCACCAAGATAGATCGCTCGCTTTTATTCTGTATAGTTAACCTCTGTTACATGATCATGTTTGTTTACAATCATTCGTAACTGTTTATTACCTTGCTTATAAATGTAAATTTGAGTCCCGCCAACTCCCACTTGTGCATCCGAGGGTAATGGAAGAATACTGTCATACTTCATAAAATTCGATCCGATAACAATTTTGTTAGCTACTGCCAGGCTCAACTGGTGACTTTTGTTGCTTCACTTCACGTTGCTTTTGCGCTTGTGCTGCTTGTTCTTGCTTTGCTTTCTCTTCCGCCTGTCTTTGAGCTTCGGCTTCTTGTTTTGCTTTCTCTTCTGCCTGTTTTTGAACTTCCGCTTCTTGCTTCGCCTTTTCTTCCGCCTTCTGAGCTCTCTCTGTTTCTTTTTGTGCTTTTTCTTCAGCTTTAGAGTCATTAGAAGTACTTGCTTTTTCGTTAGGTGAGCATGCTGCTAATCCCATAATCAAAACGAAACTTATGAGTGCGATTAATAGTTTATTGTGCATAATATGTATCCCCCGGTGTTTAAAATGTAAAATTTCCTGAACTATCATAACAAACTGCAAACATATATATCGCTATATTATGTAGATAAGGAATAAAAAAGATACCCTAAGGTGTCTTTCCCCTACTTGATAACCATATTTCATTTATTGGGTTTATATTCACTTTCTAGTTTTCACTATTTATCAATATTTTTGATTGAATTTTAAATAAAGTGAAATATAACTATTAACAAATTCTTGGACATCCTGCTTCAATTTTTTAATATTTTTAAAATCATCTTCAGTAATGTTAATATCTTCTATAATTTTATTTCCCATATCTGTCAATAGTACTCTATATTGTGTCGCTAGTGTATTCATTTCAGTTAGTAGATGATCAAATTCATCCTTATGTTCAATTGGACAAATCCCACGATCTATTACAGAACGTTCTTTAATTAAATCTAAATTTGTTTTTATATGGTTAAAATGCATATCCATTTTTTGTTTTTTGTCTAATTCTTTTGCCTGTTTTTGTAAGATTTTTTGTTTTTCATCTAATTCATCGATTTTTTCTTGAGCGACAGTAGTAATAGATTGAGATTGATCAATAATTGTAGCGGCTTGGTTTATTTTTTCTTGGGCCTGTTTATTTAGATATGTAACATATGCGAAAGCTCCTGTTATAATTAGAGCAGCCAGACCGGATACAATTGCAATGGGTTGCCACATGTTAGCTATTGAATCATTTAAAAATGATATTTGGTGATCTTGCATAGATATTACTTTATCTTGTAATTCCTTCACAGTTTCTAGAGATTCAACTTTTGTTTGTAACTTGTCTAGTGATTCTTTAATTTGTTCGTTAGATATTGTAAATAAAGTAAGTTTCATTGTTTAATCCCCTTTTGTATATTAATTCATAAATAAAAGCACTCATTCGAGTGCCTATTTTACGCAGATACAGCAGCTTTATCTTTACGGAAGATACCCATTAATCCGCCGATTAATAATAATACTCCTGGTAATAAGTAAATCAGAGAAATACAAATAAATCCGCCGATAGCAGCAATAGTCATCATGATACCGCCAGCTTTCGCTTTACTTCTTACCATAACAGATCCAACGATTCCTAAGATTGATAGGCCTACAGCACCCCATCCTAACCCGATAATCGTATTTGCACCATCAGCTTCGAAAGCTGCTCCCATACCACCGATTAATAGTGCAACAAATGCACAAATAATACCAAAAATCCCACCAATAAGTCCTAATACAAATTCAGCTGTTCGTTTCATTAATTAATTTCTCCTTTTATTTAGCAGGTGTAAATTCAAATTTTACGGATTTTTCATCAAACGTAAAATTCGGTTTATATGTACCTGTATATTTATCTGATTCAGCTACATCGAAGTACATTTTCCCTGTAATTTGATTACCTGGACCAACATTTTCATTCATAAATGCATTTTCTGCACCGAAATATTCTTTGAATTGGTTACCACCAGCATCAGCAATTTTCAATTCTTCTGTTCCAATATAAGCGTCTTTCTTCCCGTTGTTTTTCGCAGAGAAAGTAATTTCTAGAACTTTTCCTTTTTCAGCTTTTGAATACTCATTAGCTTCTACAAATTGAGCAGAATTAAAAGTTAGTTGTAAACCATTAATTTCTACTGTATCCCCGATTTTATAAACTTTGTTTTCAGTAGATGCTTTTTTGTCCTTTTTTTCCTCTTGTTTAGGAGCGTCGTTTTTACTTACTTCCTTAACCTCAGTCTCACCACAAGCAGCTAAGCTAAAAGCAAGTGCTCCTGTTAAAGCGATTGTACCCAATTTCTTATACATTATGTTTCCTCCAGTTATGTAAAATGTAAGATTTCCGAAACTATCATAACAGAAACGGTTACAACTATTTTGTCATATTCTGTCGAACGAAAATAAAAAAAGAGAGCCGTAGCCCTCTCTTTAGTAAAAAACACTAAGTTTTTATTATATTTTTTTTGCCCATTTATCAGATATAAAATCTAAAATTTCTTGTTTAGAAATTTCACCATCAGTATAGACATGAATGGCATCCCCTACATCTATATTAATTAGTTGGTTAATAAAATCATATAGAGTATCCATAGTAGGAAGGATGTCAAAAGAAACTCCTAGATCCGAGAATGTTTTATATGTTTGATATCTTTCCTGCTCCATATCCAACAGAACGGAAGTTAGTTCTAATTTTTCAGCTGGAGAAATATCATCTGCCAGATCATGTTTGATGTGAATTAGTCGTTCTGTAAACTCTTCTTTGGTTTCTGAACCTTCACAGTAAGGTGTAACATTTTCTAAGTATAAATCTTTAAAGACATCTTTTAATAACACATTGACAGCATTTTCAACTTCTAACATAGTGAAAATTTCATAAATACCATCTAATCCAGCATTGGAAATTGGCTTTAATCCTTGAATTATTGATGTTTCTAAATCTAGTAGTTTTGTTACTAAATCAACCTTCTTCAATTTAATCCCTCCTGTTTCCTTGTTCTAAACAATTATATAACGAGGCAAACCCAGTAGATAGTTAAATAAATCCTTCAATTTATTTAATTTAGGAATCCTCTGCTAGTAAACCTTGCTTTGTTTTATATTAAAAAAAATTTGAAATTAGAATATGTTTTTATAAATCTCTTCAACATTTATGTCAGGCATTAATTTCTTAGCAGTTGTCAGCAAGGTTCTATTCTTACTTCCATTCCATCCACCATAGCATTGTGGATTACTGTTCACTTCTTCCAATAAAATTTTGAACTGTTCTTTATTAAATTCCTCATAAAAAGGTTTAATACAAACATTAAAAGAATGATCTGAATTAACATAAGATCCACTATGGTAATACTGACTAATCATTAAATCGTAGAATTCACTCATCATGCCTTCTTTTCTTGCTAATTTGTTTAAAAGCTCTACATCTTCACGTCGTAGGTAGTAAAGGTGTACATAGGGCTGGTTATAAGCAGTACCAGAACCATGAATTTTAGAATCAATTGCTTTAAAGTGATCTTTTAAAGACTCGGAAATGAAAATACTTCTAATAAACCATTTACTTTTTTTACTAGCACAATTTTTCAATATTTCTTTTGTATGATCTCTAAATAAAGGATATATTTCCGGATATAGTGATAGAAAATCAAGCAACTTATCTAAAACGATATCATTCTCCAAAAAGTCACTAAAATAATCAGGGTTCTTCCCTATATAGTCTAGTAAAATGCTATTGTACTTCTTATAGATAATTAACAATACCTTGCAATTAATACTTCTATTTGCTGCTTCTCGTTCTCCTTTACTTTTAAAAACAAATTTCCAAAGATTTTTAAATATATGTTCAGCTAATTCTTTATTAAAATGGACAAAAAATTTAGATTCCAAATATTTTTCTAATCGTTCTTGGGTTGGTAAATCATGTTGTATTCGTTCTATTTCTAAAATAAATGGAACGAAAATATCTTTTGTAAAAAGTGGATGTTTAGTTAATAATCCTTCTAACATATTTCTTATAAGTGATTCTGCCGTTGCTTTATTCGGTCTATGCAAAATATCCAGTGAATTTAATACAGGATGAGCACATAAATTTCGGCAATTTTTCAGCATTTTAATTTGAGTGTAAACATCATTTTCTAATAATTTCGCTTCTTTAAACGCCTTGTCAATTAATTGATTTTCCCAATCAGAGGAGACCGGATTGGTAGCTTGTTCAACCTGTAAGTCATTTAATATTTTTTCCGCTTTAGCATCTCCATGAATTTCTTCTAAATCTTTTAATTTGAAAAATAAGTCACAAATAACTACTGTGCATAGCATTACAACAGAAGATCTGTAATTACCATTTTCAAATGTATTTAGTACCTCTTCAAAGTATTCTTTGGTTTTTTGATGATGGATCTTGTTTGCTAGTGCTCGAATTGTATCTTCTTCTGAATGTACTACTTCTTTTGCTACATCTAATGCGGTCAATATATTTTCCTCCTCTGCAATTATAAATATCTATTATACTATGTAATTACTAGGATTTCGCCCTATTAGAGTGTTAGAAATCCACGCTTGTAACTTATTTAACACCAGACCCCTCTAACCAATCCATTGCATTTGCCGGATATTTTTCGTCTTTGAAAAATTGTACGTCTTCCTCCGTTAATACATACAAAGCATTTTCTACTAATCTATTACTAAATTGTTTTTTTGCAAATTGATGATAAAATTTCATAGTGTCGTATGTTTCTACGGAATGTACAATTTCTACCTTGTCTCCATATTCTTCTTTTAAACGATAAATTTTACTTTTTAAATCGATTGAGGTTGTATATGTAAATTTATAATATCCAGATGGGTACAAACGAATTAGAATAACAAATCCGCTTTTAGGTTGTCCCGCTTTCTCTTTTTTGATTTGACGTTCTTTATATATATTTTCTTGATGTTCTTTCTCTGATTGTAGCTTTTCTTCTCGACGTTCATTGTAATTATCTATCCACTCTTGATCTACTTGATTCACAAAATGCAAAATCTCATTTGCGAGTTTTCTCATATCTTCTTTTTCCCACATCCAATCACCATAGTGACCATTCGTGCCTTTGGCCACTCCTATGCCGCCATTAGAAAAGGGTAAAAGAGTAACTTGTCCCTTATGTTGATAGTAAGGATCGTATCTAAAATGTTTATGATTCTCAATCGATTCAGTTATTTTTTCATTAATAGACATGTTATCCCACTCTATGCCGGATAAAAATTGGCGCAATGCTACTACATCTACTTTTTCATTTTTAGCAAGTTTAATAATTTTTTTACTTACAAGTGTAGATAAAATATTTGTGATATCATCTACAGTTTTACCTGTCATCTCTGCAACTTCATTTAAATTGTGATTATCACGAAAAATGTGAGAATGATTTAAATACGCATTCAATACAATATATTCTTCAATAGTAATGCCGGCTTTAATATAATATTTAGTTAATAAAGATGCTGTTTCTTGTGGCATGAAAATTCCTCCTTAATTTTAATAGTGTTTATATTTCTTATACTTCTAAGATCTGTTCCTTTATAAATTCGATAATTTCGGCTAATAATCTGTCTTCTAAAACATACCAATCAAACTCATCTCTAAAGTGACCATACATCTCTAATATATGTTTGTGGACTCCAGGAGCGTTATGCACATATATAAACGAATCTACCAATTCAATTGGTACTTCTGACTCTTTTTCGATGTTATCAAGTCTAATATCTAATTGTTCTTGAATTTTTTCTAATTTATTTTCATCACGAAACACGCGAACACGATGACCACCAAATTTAAATTTATAACAAGATTCATCTGTTTTTTTTATAATGAACATGTACGTTGGTTTAAATTCTCGTTTTTTTTTAACTTGTTCTGCTATATCTTCTTTCATTGATTCATAATATTCATGTCGTTCTTTTATAAGCTGCTTGTTATACTCAATAATTTCAGTATCTGACACATTTTCATAAAAATCTAAGATTGAACACATTACGCTATATGCTGTTTCTCTATCCATTATTGTTCCATGGTTATCTGCAATGACTTTTTTTTCGTCTTCTGTATTCCACACAGTCCAACTAGTATATGAACTTAACATAATACTACCTCCATTTTGTAGACGTACCATTTAATTAGTCACGTTTATATTTTTTTACATTTCCTCTAAACATTTATAATCTTCTTTCTTGTAATCGTATTGAATAGGGAAACAATTATACAAAGATAAATAAAGGAATCAAAAACGATTTTGACCTTATTACCAGATTGGAACCCAAGTATCTTTTGATACCATTTGAGTTCATTTTTATGTATCTCAATATCTGTATAGCTTTTAATCAAGCTTTCTATATCTTTTCCAGACCCATTCGGAATAAATGTAAGATTTCTCAACCAAGCATAACAAATCCAGTTACAACTATTTTGGCATATTTTGTCGAATGAAAATAAAAAAGAGAGCCGAAGCCCTTATTAATGTCATTTTGTCACTACACTGCATTTATTAGGTATGATTAATGTTTTTGGAGGTGACATATGTCAGAAGAAAAAGATTTACATGGTGCGGCATTCAATTCGAATCTAATTGGTCCGACATTTCCACCTATTCCATCGTTCACTTTGCCTACAGGTCCAACGGGTCCGACTGGAATTGGGATTACTGGACCCACTGGTCCAACAGGAGGAACTGGCATCACAGGTCCAACCGGACCTACAGGAGGAACTGGAATTACGGGTCCAACTGGACCTACAGGGGAAACTGGATTAACGGGTCCAACCGGACCTACAGGGGAAACTGGATTGACGGGTCCAACCGGACCTACAGGAGAAACTGGATTAACAGGGCCAACAGGTCCATCAGGAGGCCCACCCGGTCCAACAGGGCCAACAGGTCCATCAGGAGGCTTACCCGGCCCAACCGGAGAAACGGGAGCAACCGGCCCGACAGGCCCAACCGGAGAAACGGGAGCAACCGGTCCAACGGGTCCGACAGGAGAAACAGGGGTAACTGGACCAACAGGTGCCACNNGTGCCACTGGATCAACAGGTCCTACTGGAGTTTTAGGATATGGTTCACTAATAGGTAATTCAACCCAATCTTTCGTAGCTAATGACGAAGTAATATTTAATGGATCGGGGCCTCTTTTAAATACTGTCCCTGTTGGTAACACTCAGATTAGAGTACTCAACAACGGAGTATATGAAATAATTGCTAATATATGGATAGAAACAGGGCAAGGTGGATTTAATATAAATATAAATGGACTACCTATAAACCCAACTCATTTTCAAACTGTAACATCCAATCTTACAATTAGCGTAGTTCATCAGCTATTTTTAAATGCAAATGATCTTATATCTCTAAGGGCTGACTTGTCTGGAGGAGGAAGCACATATAGAGATCGTAATTTGACTATAAAAAGACTTTCTTAAAGTTTCTATAATAAAAAGTATTAGAACCAAAAATCTATGAAATTAATAATACTACGACCACCGGCAATAGCTCTTGAGCAAACTACTCAAGATGCGGTAGAGTACTCTCTTTTGACCTCCAAACATCCAATGTTTCTGTTATTTATACTGTATACCATATACAAAGTTAGTTAACATAATGTATCAAATTATCAGTAGCAAAGAAAAAGGGGAATCCTTACTCTCAGAAGGAATCCCCTTTTTTATTTTCTATAATGCTATTCATCTTTTTATACATTCCTATCCTGACGCGGTTTTAGGGTTTTCGTTTGTTACTGGATTAGCCAAAAAGCTGTATAAAATCTCGCATACTCTTAGCTTGGTAAATCTGCATTTTCATAATTCTACTCCATAAAAAAAGACACCCAAAGGTGCCTTCCGACTTGAACCACTTTAATTTTAATAATATGTATTGGACTCCCATCCAACATTATTTTACCATGTTAAAATGTTCTGTTCATTGAGAAATACGGTTCAAATCTATATTTTATTTAAAAACGTCCATTTAATTTAATGTGTATGTGTTAGGATTTCTAGATAAAAATTAATAGATTACAGATAGTCCAAATATAGTATCCACCTTATTAGCAAGAGCATTAGAACAGAAAGTAGAGCACTAAATTTAAAATTATGCGTTCTATCACTAAAGAGCAGAAATGAGAATAAAAATATTAGCACATGGTTAAAGAGTTGTCCTAGAGTCATAGCTTGCTTGGGTATGTAAATTTTACTTACAAAAAGGTTGATAGGTAGCATAAGTATTATGATATAAGGAAGAGCTTGACCAATCCAGCCTAGATAAGTTATTACTTTTCCTTTTAACAGACCTTTGCCTTGGTAGTCTCGAAAAGTTCCATCTGTAAGTGCAATTAGGAGTGGTTTTTTCCCTGCTTTTGCCTCGTGCGGCAGATCCTTGTAGAAACTCAATAGAGAATGTCTGCCAACAAAATTTTTAGAGCCATTAATATATATATCGTTCCCAATATGTTTACCAAACTGGCCTATATTATCAAAGGCATTTATAAAATTTTTCACCCTGTAGTCTTTACTATTGCTATATTGCTCATTTGTAATAGCTTTCTGTATATGTAAAAGGAAATTCCTTTTAAACCCAGGGGCATTGAAAGTGACTGTTTCACTTAACTTCATTTTCGTTCCTTTAACAGAATAACCAGTTATTTTCTGGTCATAAATATCGAGAGTAATTCTTTGTGCTATATATCCCCCTAGTGAATGTCCTGTTAATATTACTTTGATAGGACCTGTTATCTTCTCATCTTGAACTTTATCGTATACTGACTTTAAAAAATCTTTCGCCAGATTCGTTTGTGTATGGATGTCGGTTTGTAATAATACAGATGCAAAATCATACGAAATAGAACTTAAGTCATCAGTGCCTCTAAAGGAGATAACAATATTGTTATTTTTTTTATAAGCTACTGCCCAAAACCCCATTGTTTTCCAAAAAGATCCTTTATCACCCTTTGCAAGATAGATACTCCATCCTTCTAAGCCAGAAAGAAAGTTCTTTATATAGTTATTTTTCCAAATTATTGTCTCTAATTCACGAGAAAATTTTTTAAACCCTGGATCCTTTTTTATATCAGGATTGGTAAGGGTTAACTTAATAGATCCTTTATTGAAGTAAGCAGGGTCACTTAGATTTAAATAGGACAAGTGACAAAATTTTAATAAGCGAAAATATTGAGGTAATTGCGAGCTATTAAGTTTTTTAGATGATGGTTTATGTAATTTAATCATTGTGCTAATTATCACTATTATAAAAATTACTGTGATTACTAATAAAAATTTAACAAGTAGATTCATATAATGCCCCCACATGTTAAGGATATTAATAGTTTTTTATGCATTGTTATGTGTCCTCCTGTATCGAAATGTAAGATTTCCTGAAATATCATAACAGACTTAGTTACAATTATTTTGTCAAATTATGTCGAGAAAAATAAAAAAGACACCCAAAGGTGCCTTCCAACTTGAACCACTTTAATTTTAATAATATGTATTGGACTCCCATCCAAATATTATTTTACCGTGTTAAGTTATATTGGTGATTGAGAAATATGAATCGAATCTATTGTTTTACTTTTAAGCTCTTTTCGTATTCTTTAGCTTCATCAACATTTTTAAATGTTTTTAAATCGAATATCTTTTCTCCATCAATACATACAACTAATACTCCATCTTGAGCTTGAAGAACACTACCTACATTACCTTTTCCGAGTGAAATACTGAAGGGATTCTCTACATTTAATGATTTCTTTTTAGCAAGATAATCTTTAAATGGCATACCAATGGATAGTTCGTCTTTTAAGCCTTTAATAGTGTTACCAGAAGTAGTTGTTGGTTGTTCCTTTTTTGTAGCCTCTTCTTGCTGTTTGCGTTGCTTTTCAGCCGTCTCTTGTTCTGCTTTCTCCTTTTTCACAGTCCCTTTTTCTTCAGCTTTCTTCGCTTTCTCAGCTTCCTTTTGTGCTTCTTGCTCAGCTTTAGATTCTTTGGAAGTACTTGCTGTCTCGTTAGATGAACATGCTGCTAATCCCATAAATAAAGCGAAACAAGTAAGTGTTGTTAATAGTTTTTTGTTCATAGTATGTATCCCCCAGCGTTTAAAATGTAAGATTTACCTGAACTATCATAACAAATATAATCACAACTATTTTGTCATATTATGTCGAAATGAAATAAAAAAAAACACCCTAAGGTGCCTTCCTCCGACTTGATAGTAATGTTATATATCCTTCTTTTCGCTTGAGTTTCACAAGCTCGTCAGTAGGTTAAGACCTATAAGAAGGAAAGGCTGACTTAAATGTGATGATGCTTGCACTAGTAGAGTATGTTGAAATTAAAAAGTTATTAATTTTTGTCATAGGCTTCACTCCTTTAAAATCACAAATAATACAAAAAGTTTGAAATGAAATGATTAATAAGCCAGTCATCATCAGCAATGGTAAGCCAATTCCATTGGACACATATGTGTTTCGACAATTCTATTATATCATAATTTTTATTATTTATTCCATAAAAAAAAGACACCCAAAGGTGTCTTCTTTCGACTTGAACCATCTTAATTTTAATAATATGTATTGGACGCCAATCCAAATATTATTTTATTACTTGCTACACATATTTACTTTTTCTTGGTACTTTACAATACTTTCTTTTGTGGCCGGATTCTGTTCGGCATTTTTTAATTGTTCAAGAACATTTTTCGCGTCATCACAACTCATTTTTTCTCGTTCTTTATCCTCAAATGATTGTGCTTTCCTTTTTGCATACTCCAAACCTTCTCGTTCCTGGCGTTCTTCTTTTTCTTTAAGTTCTTTTTCAATCTTTCGCTCATTTTCCCATTCTTTTTGAACGTGTTCACATGTTATTCCAACTTCTGGCGAACCGCAAAGTTCAGGTTCTTCTTTCTTTTGTTGCTTCACTTCACGTTGCTTTTGCGCTTGTGCTGCTTGTTGTTTACGGGCTTGTTCCTGCTCTTGACGTTGTTGTTCTTCTCTTTCTGCTTGTTCTTGCTTCGCTTTTTCTTCTGCCTGTCTTTGAGCTTCTGCTTCTTGTTTTGCTTTCTCTTCTTCCTCTTTTTTAACTTCTGCTTCTTGACGTTGCTGTTCTTCTTGCTTCGCCTTTTCTTCCGCCATCTTAGCTTTTTCTGCTTCTTTTTGTATTTTCTCTTCAGCTTTAGAGTCATTAGCTGTACTTGCGTTTTCGTTAGATGAGCATGCTGCCAATCCTATAATTAAAACGCAGCTTGTTAGTGCGAGTAATAGTTTATTGTTCATAATATGTATCCTCCGGTGTCTAAAATGTAAGATTACCTGAACTATGATAACAAACTATTAATCGTTATATTGTCATATTATGTCGAAAATGTGCAAAAAAAGACACCAAAAGGTGCCTTCCTCCGCTTGAACCACTTTAATTTTAATAATATGTATTAGACTCCCATCCAACATTATATTACATTACGTTGCTAATGTTAGTTAATGAGTAAATCCCCCATTCTTCTCTATTAACCTTTACTTATAATTTTCATAATTCATTACGATATAGATATTGTTTTAAATTGTTTTGGGCGGAATAAGTAACTAGGATTTTTAGGGATTCACACCCCGATACCTCCCTTGTTTTATAAATTAACATAATTTTTAAACACTAATGCTTCACATATTATTATTTGGTATATATTGGAATGTTCGTGGCCATATTGTTTATAACAATTGAAAAATGGAAGGGAGAAAAATAATGCCAATTTCAAAATTTTCTATAGTTAAGGAGATAATGCCAGTATCTAATTTTTCTATAGTTAAAGTGTTACCGAATCTTGATATTGAAACAATCAGTGCTGCTATTGAAATCGACAAGCATTGGAAGAATTTAAAAGGAGCGCCCGGTAAAGCAGTTTCTAAAATTGAAAAAGTTGGGCATCCAAATAATACATCAGGAGAAGGGTATCGAATTAGATACAAATATGGTGCTATCTATTATAAAAAAGGGAAACAACCTGCGTGGGTATATGGAGATATTAATGCATACTATGAATCAACCAATAATGCTAATGGATGGTTAGGTTTCCCAACTTCAGATGAAGCACCGTTTGCACAAGAAGGAAGGGTAAGTACTTTTGAATTCGGCAATGTATATTGGTGGCCTGACACCGGAGCAATTGCTTTAAATGATGTTCAGGTTCATTATACAGGAATAGTGTGTTATGGTGAGGCTGACTGGGATCAAGCATCTACTGAGGACGAGCCGTATGTAGTTTTAGGAGTAGTATCACCATCAAGTAATCTAACGTTTAGGAGCATAATTTATGATGATGTAGATGATGGAGAAGTAAGAACGGCAACAAATCTACCTTATCCCTACCAATCTTTTAGCATAGAAAGTATGCCTTGGGTTGAAATATTCAGGGGTAAACCACTTGGTATGAATATTAGCACCTTAATGATGGAACATGATTATGGTGACCCAGATATTTACTATCAAGCTGTTGAGTATGGTGTCCGTCTTGCAATGGAAAAGCTTGTCGATGAAATTAGACAAAGGGATTTATTTGGGAAAGGGGAGGCAATAGCTGATGTTGCTGAATTCATACTACCAGAAATCGTGCCACTTATCGCAGTAGAAATAAATAAGTTACTTGATACAGACGATGATGTTCTTGGACATGAAACTTTACAAATTACCGCAAAACAAATGATTGTACTCGCTGCACGAGCAATTGATTCAAATGCTCGTGGAATACTTTATAAATTCGAATCAAAAATGTTTACCGGTGGTGGAGCACAATATAAAGTTTATTTTACTGTTCATCCTGTCGATGGACCGACGAATAGTGCACCAGTAATAGTAAAATAAATTTAATGTCAAGCAACTCCATAATACACTTAATATTATGTGCATTAACAATATAAATTAGTGTTCGACGGAAAATTTAAAATACAAGTTTTATTCAAATAAAATTAGTAACAAAAAAGGAAATCTTTTTTAGAGTTCCTTTTTTGTATTACATTTTATAAGTATTATAAAAGAAGAATCGAATTGAAGATTCTTCTTTTTATGTGTACTAAAAGGTACACCTTCCAAGCAATGGTGGAATTGTTTTTTTTATTTAACGTTTTACTAATCTCTTCAATTAGGCGTACCGCCCACATTTTAACGGAAATATAGGATAAGCAAAATTAGAAATAAAAAAACGTTGGTTTTATTACTCCAAGCGAATCATTTAATCTCTATCTTGGATAATTTCGCTTTGCAAGCCAGTATTATTAATCACTGCACTGTTTGTATAAAATTTGTACTCTTTAAGTGAGGTAATGAGCTGTTCTAACAAAGATGGTATTTGTTGTAGGGAATCCTTAATCTCATCTGTTTTATCTTGCATTTTGTGCATTATATCAGAGTGCTGTTCAGCTATAGCATTACTTGCTGCTTGTAATGCTATTTCAAATTCTTCTGGTTGACCGGAATAATAACGATGGTCTTCGCCCGCAATTTCCAATATGTCTGGATTAAAACTAGCAAGAGCGGCAAGTTCCATTTTTATAACTTCTAACTTTATTTTCAATTCATGAAGGGTTAATGCCGCTGCCAAATCGAGTGTGATACTTTCGTGTGATTCAATATTTTCTACGATGGAAAAAACATCTTCATGATATTGAATTATATCCTCCCAATCCTCTGCTTTTAGTAATGCATTATTACTAAGTACCTCAACATCCTCTAAACCAGGTCCAACCTCTGCAACAGTATATAAGTTACCTTCAAATTCTTGGACGATTCGTTTACATTCCTGCAACCAATAAAGAAGCCCTTCTTGATGCAGATAATAAAATGATGAACTGTATGGTGTTGAAGCATCAAGTATTTCTTCTACCATTTGTTCACGAATCTGCAAAATGACATCTGAATCTCTGATAATGATGCCACTTTCAAAATTGTTTCTACTTTCATCCGAGAAGTTTTGTGAACCAATATATGCAATATTCTCAGTCATAATAATTTTGGCATGGTTTTCTTCGTTAAAGTAAGTACTGAGGTGACACGAAAATTTACTTGGATCCAGTCTTGAACAATATTGTTCAATTTGAGTAAGGGCTTTTTTTTTCGCATCATAAGTAGTGTAATAGTTCCAACGACTTGGAATTTTAGTGATAACTGTGACGTCTTTATCATCAGACAATTGATGTAGTTTGTCTAATAAATCGTTTTTATGAGGTGAGATATTATACGTGATGATTGTAATGGAAGAAGCATTTTGGAAGTCCTCAATAACTTCTGCATAACCATTTTCGTCTTTGCTTAATACTAGTTCACCGTTAACATCGGGTATTGTATTCATGCTGTTCCTCCTTGTATGTATTTTACATAAATGTTAACATCTTTGACTAAATTTGACCAATTGTTTGACTGTACATTTAAAATGACTTATAAAATGTGATATTTCGGTTCACTCGACAACCATCATGCATTGGGTACGCCATATAGATATGCACTATTGCATATCTTTTCAGTAAAGTGCGAGAAAGCATTGATATACAGCTATTTTCAAACTTTCTCAACATTTTTCTGATAACCACACGACTGAATTTTGGCAAAAATATGATATTATGAAAATAATAAAATAAACGGAACGAAAAAAAGACTCACAGCGTGTGTAAGTAGTGTTCGCACCACTCTTATACCGTTCGCCCGACTCACCAGGGGAACATCTGCCATAAGTCTCTTTTCGGTCACTTCATGAGTAACAATTACATTATAACATGCCGATATTACTAAAGCATTACTGTGGTATGAATTTCCTGTTTATAATTTGAGGAAAATAGCGAAGCGTCTTTGTTCCAAAAGGAGCAAATTTGATGGATCAGACACTTATACAAAAAAAAGAAGAGTTAAAAAGAAAAGCATTAATGAAATTCTTAAGTAGCATTATCGATGAAATTGATTTTCAAAGAAGGAATCAAGAAGACATCGCAAAAGAATTAGGTATTTCAGGAGGGGCACTCTCGAAAAACTTATCAGGTAAAAGTCAATTTAATTTTTGGAATATGATTAAGTTACTTAATATCTTGTACGATGACAATGTTTTAAAGAAAAAAGAGATGATGCATAAGTTTTGCTCGGTTACAAAGAGCAAAAAAAATTTGAGAATTGCAATGGAATATGCAAATTCAAAAGGTGACTTAGAATTATTAAAATTAATTGTAGATATAGAAAAAACGTCCTCGTTGGCGATGAATAGAGAATGGGCTTATGTATACGAATTGGTATGGATGCGAAGTAAAGGTGTCGTTAGTGGTAAAAATTTATTAGAGAAATTAGAAGATCGTAAGAAAAGTAAGGTAATTAAGACACAAGAAATGAAGGTTTTATACGGAATACTAACTTTTTATACGATGTATGATTTAGAGAAATTCAATTCATTGTTCGAATACGCTGAAGTATTACTGCCTAAAGTCGAAGAAATTCAAGATGCTTTTATTAGAACAGCATATGCGGGAAGAATTAAAGAAGGCTTATCTTACGCCTATTTAATGCAAGATAATGTTGATAGATCAAGAGAATTGTGTCATGAAATTATGCATTTAAAAGATGATAAAAATTGTTTTTCTCTTTTAAGGGTGTCAGCTTTGGTATACCTTGCAGAATCTTATACTTTCGAAAGTTATGAAAGAGCTTCTTGGTACATCAATAAATCGTTAGAAATGTTAGGTGCATGCCATTTTGAGAGAGCGATTAAAAGAAAAGAAAATGTTATGAATACTTTGGCTTTTATTAAGCTTGTCTATAATAAAGGACTGGAGGAAATCGAAATATATAACGTATGTGAAGAAGCTTTTTATCAAGTGTTAATCGGTCGTTCTGATGTGGCGGTGAAACTTTTAAAGGAAATTGAAAGAAAAGATGAGAAGTTGAGTCCTATGAAAAAATGCATATTAGGATATGCGTTGAAAGACATTGATTTATTAAAAGAATCATTAGTAGATTTCGAGTGTGCAGGTAATAGGTTTTATAGCAAATTACCTAGAAAAATGTTGGTAGAATTTAATGAAATTGGTATAATATATAAGGGTGATGCTAAATGAAAAAAGTGTTAGCTATAGTAGCAACAGTTGCCTTAGTCGGGGTACTATACATAACTCCTGCTAAAGAGCAGAAAGAACAGTCAGCGCAAACAGCAAAGGTTGTTCAGGAAAATACGTATAGAATGATGGTTGATCCTGGAGGCGGAATGGGCTAATATCCCGTTCCCAAAGGATACGATATAAATATTATGAATGCGATTGTCTCAATAGAGGCAATCGCATTCGCTGTTTCTAGGGATATTTCCTAAATATCGGATTTAATATTCAAGAAAAAATTGTGAAATATTCACAATTCACTATAAAGCTATTGGAGGATGTCGGGGATGACAAGAGATGAGGTTTTAAAGGAATTTTTATTGCAAGCTGCTGAATTATCTAATAACGATGAGCAAACAATTGATTCATATATTGAAATGTTGTTTAATACAGAACAAAAAAATAGCCACGCCTCGTAATAGGGTTGGCTATTTTTCCGGCTGGTTATTTAATTTTTCGAACTCTGCCATTAAATTCTCTGCTTGTTTCATAATCATTTCACGTTGGGATTCAGGAAGGTTAGCTAATCGCTCTTTCATCGCCCTGAATTTTACGTCTAACATTTCGTTTAGTTTTTCTTCTGCACTTCGCCCTAACAAGAAATCTGTAGTTACATTAAATACTTCTGCGATTTTTGCAGTTACTTCTCTTGAAGGTTGCTTCTTTCCAGATTCGACTTTTGAAATGAAAGATTCACTAACATCTACTTTTTCTCCTAATTCTTTCTGAGACCATTTTCTCTCTTTCCTTAGTTCTTTTATCCTAATGGATAGTATAGGTAACATGATTTTATTCCCCTTTAATAACTGTTTTATATGAAATTTTAATGGTTTTGTTTTACATTGACTATAGTATATATTCTACATAAGACTTGACCACTAGTCCATTTCTTGTTTTGAAAAATAAATTTTTAAATAAATAATTGACCTAGGGTCAAGTTTTGTGTACAATGAAAATGTAATCGAGAGGTGAAGCCGATGAAAATAAAAGGGAGTTACATAAAAGAACTTCGTATGAGTAAAAAACTTACACAAAAACAACTCGCTGAACTATCACAAATCAGTGAGAGCATGGTTTCGAAGATAGAATTAGGTGTTAAATCAACTAAGATTGAAACATTAAAAAAAATAGCCAATGCTTTATCAACAACAATGGATGACTTAGTAGGATGAGGTCATTTTTAAAACAGTATTAACTTGACCTTGGGTCACATTAATTGAGGTTAACTTGACCATTAAATAATAAAGGTGGCGGTTTAAATGATGGAAGAAAGCATATTCTCACATTTAATGATTCTGGTGGCAGTTATCGGTCTGGCGGGATTCATTCAGTTGATGGAACTTATAAACAAACGTTTGATGAAGGATGAAAAGTGATGGATAGACAGCAGCGTGAAAAAGAAGAAACAGCAAACATCATCAAAATGATACGAGATTTAAGAGCTAGAGGAATACATAACAGCGCAGATAAAGTTGAGGAAATGCATAAGGAGTTTATCACTCTAGCTAAATAGAGAGGGGAATAAAGATGTTGAAATGGTTAAAAACAATATTTTTAAAAAAATGCCCACCTTGCATTGTTTGTGAGGAAAATGAAGGTGAGCTTCAATTAAACGAAACTGATTGGATTTGTGAAAAATGTGCTCAAATTATGAGCGATCTAGGTAATGAAATTAATAACTAGTACTTTTACATCTTGTTCCATATGTAACAAAGCTGGTTAGCTTCTGACTCAAGCGCTATTAAATAGTCATTATTAATAGAATTATTTGTATATGTTTTGTTCTTTTGGATGTTAAGGACTGTGTAATTTACACTTTCATGATCGATTGAGAATGTTGATTCGTTTAGTAATGTCAGTGTTGAGTTGATGTTGTATCTATCAATTCGTTCCTTTTTTCCTTTGAAGTACAGTTTGATAAGATGCGGCTCATCGTTGATAAGCAATCCAAGTTCAGGAGATGAGCGAACGACTAAATCATCTGATATCCAGTTTGATTTACCAGGATCGAACCAAGTGATATCTTTGTTCTTTATAAATTTTTTGTACTGTTTGATTACATCTATATAGTTCTGTTTTTTCCTTTGATCAACAGTTTGTACTAATGTTTCGAAACATTCAAAAGGTAAATCTTTTTGATGAAATTTAATAATTGTGTCCCGTAATTGCTTCCAGAAATCGAAAGCGGGGTGATAATCAGGTTGAGATTTTAGATTTTTTACAAAGTTAGTTTTAGCTGCACTACCTTTCAGTGTGAAGTCTAAAAATTGTGTGAGTCCTACTTTAACTTCTGCCATGTTGCACCTCCTTTTGTCTAACTAATTCGACAAAAAGGAAGGAAATCCTACAAGGATAAGACAAGCTCTTCTTTATTTGAATATTCAGCAATCTAACGATATCCCCCACCTAGTAAATGGGTTCCTGGATATTCCGATGTGTGAAAGCATCAGAAAGGGTGAGAACAATGCATCCGCTAGATAAAAACTAGCAAAATAAAAAGCCCGTACAGAAGCACAGGCTAGTTGTTACACATATCGGTAACTAAATTTTAACAAACTTTCAGAAAGTTAGCTATTGAAAATAAAAAATGCTCGATGGCAACGAGCACTGTAGAGAAAACATTCCCTAAAATTAGCTATCTCTATTATACCATAAGTTTTCCCTCAATAAATAAGGAGGAATGCAAAAAATGATTGAAAATCCGATTACTTACGGCAATCATCACGATTCATCAGCAAGAGACTTCATGGATTACTGCCAAGGATGTGGCGGAGAAATCTTCTACGGGGAAGGATACCTTGATTTTAGTGGTGATCCAATCCATGCAGAATCTGAATGCATCAAACAGTACGTTGAGGAACATTCCATGAAGAAAGTAGCAGGTGAATGAAATGGATATGAACATACATCACAAATTTGAATTAGAAAAACGAATTTTCAATAGATTGATTGAGCATAACAGGCAAAACGCTGAACCTCATTCAAAGGCTGTCATTTTAGCGTATGAGCATGGTTTACAAGTTTTAGAGGATATGTACAAAACTAGCAAACAAGAAGTGGTAAATGAAACATCGCCATTTTAAAAGAGAGGGAGATTCTTATGACAACTGAAAATTACTTTTCTAAATTAGCTCAAATAGATTGCTCGGAACATGTTGAAAAGAAAGGTCGCTTTAGCTATTTATCGTGGGCGTGGGCGGTTAAAAAGCTTCGTGAAGTAGATCCGACGGCAACATGGGAAGTAAAGCGATTCGATGGAGTACCTTACCTTAAAACGGATTGCGGTTACTTTGTAGAAGTTGAGGTAACTGTACAGGGATTACCGCTTAGTCAGATTCATCCGATACTTAACAACCAAAATAAGCCGATTGCTGAGCCTAACAGCTTTGACATTAACACAAGTATCCAACGTTGCTTAGTAAAAGCTATAGCACTTCACGGATTGGGATTATATATCTATGCGGGCGAAGACTTGCCAGAAATGCACGAAGAAATGGTTACTGCTCAACAGGTTGGTGCAATCAAATTAAACATAAAAAAACTAGTTACTCTTCGGAAAGTAGACGAAGACACGATTAAAGGTCATTTAAGTATCAAAGAAGTTGCTGAATTAACGTTAAAGCAAGCTGAAGAGGTACTTAAAAAATCAACGGATTGGGTTAAAAACGCTGAAAAAGAAGCAGCGGAAGCTAAAGAAAAAGAAATGGTAGATCAAACAAATTAAGGAGTGAAAACCTATGTTAGATAAAAATCAATCTAAAGTCGTCCTTCCGGCGTGGGTGTGGAAGGGCGCGCGAAATGAAAAAGAAGCGAAAGAAAAGGCGATTGAGTACATCACTCCTGATCGCTATCCAGGATATAAAATAATCAAAATTCAAGGCGACATAGCGGTATGCGAAAGGGAGATGGTTTGATGTTTAAAGTTCCTGTTAGAAGACAAACTCAAATTGAAATGTTAATAGCTACAAACGATTTGATTGAACGAGGATTTGATTTCCTAACACCAATCAAACCGGTATATAAGAACGGTAAGTTCTATGAGCAAAGCGGCAGAAGTTTTCAAGGGAAACATGAATTTAGGGCAATCGGCTACACGGATAATGTCAGCTACGAATGTTGGATGAAGAAGGTGAACTAAATGGCAGATGTAAAATGGATAAAACTCTCTACTAGCATGTTTGAAGATGAAAAGATTCGATTGATTGAAAGTTTACCAGATGCAGACACACTACTAATCATTTGGATTAAGTTGTTGTCTCAAGCGGGCAGAACAAATGCCAATGGTTACATTTTCTTGAGTGAAAACATTCCTTTCACAGAAGAAATGCTTTCAACACTTTTTAATAGACCGATAGCAACTGTGAGACTTGCATTACAAACGTTCAAACAGTTCGGAATGATAGACATCACTGATGATCAGTACATATGCATCTCGAATTGGGAAAAGCATCAAAACGTTGATGGATTAGAAAAAATCCGCGAACAAAACAGATTACGTAAGCAAAAACAAAGAGAGAAAGAAAAACAGTTTCTATTAGGGAATGACATGGGTACATGTGCCTATTGCGGAAATGTAGCAAAAACACTAGATCATCTAATTCCTAAATCGCATGGTGGATTGGCTACTCAAGAAAATTGCGTAGCGTGTTGTAAACGATGTAATGAAATGAAAACAAATCGTCCTTTAGAAGTCTTTCTTAATGAATGTTTACTGTTAGGAACACCGGTGTTGGATTTGAAGTCGGTTTTAAATAACAAGAAAATCATGAGTTTAGTTGACTATCAAGACGGAAAATTTTTACGTCCTGTGACAGGTCACGTGACACGTCACGGTAGTCACGCAACAGATATAGAAGAAGATAAAGAATTAGATATAGATAAAGAAAAAGATAAAAAGAAGAAAGAAAAACCTTCTCGTCACAAGTTTGAAACTTGCGACATCAACGGGGCGAAGTATTTGTTTGAAAAAATTAAGGGTAATAACCCTAAACAAAAAGAGCCTAACTTCGATACTTGGTCTAATGATTTTAGATTGATGCGTGAAAAAGATAATCGTGAATTACAAGAGATTAAAGATGTTATTGATTGGTGCCAAGCAGATCCGTTTTGGCAGGGTAATATCTTATCCGCTAAAAAGCTACGTGAAAAGTTTGATCAATTAACAATTCAAATGAATTCTAAAAAAGGAGCGAAGAGTAATGCAGAGAGCGGTGGCAGCAATACCAACCAATATAGCCAAAAAGGTGAATATGACTATGGATTCTGATGTGTGTGATACGCACGGCATGAATAAGATGAAGTTCGGTGGACAAGTTGTTTGCCCTCGATGCTACCTTGCAAACGAAAGTAAGAAACTTCAGCAACAAGAACAAGCGAAATACGATGCTGATAAAGCGAATGAAAAGAAATTCATGTTCCATCAGCAAAGCATGATTGCGGATAGCAACATTAAGAAAGCTAATTTTGATAACTATCAACCTACTAGCGAGGAAGGAGCGAAGAACCTTGAACTCGCAAAGGTCATCGCAACGGATTATCTCAATAAGAAAGTGTTTAACACTATTATGGCCGGGAATTGTGGAGCGGGAAAAACACATCTTGCTTACGCTATAGCAGAAGAACTTGCAGGTGCGGGGATATCAGTTGTCTTCGTCACAGTTGGTGAATTGTTACGGAAGATTAAAAGTACGTTCAGTAAAGATTCAACACTAACTGAGGATTCAATTATACGAAGCTTAGTAAGAGCAGAAGTATTGATAGTCGATGATTTGGGAGCTGAGTTAGGCGCATTGGATGCGAATACAAAAGCAACAAACTTCATTAATAGAGTGTTGTTCGATGTTTTCGATGGCAGGCAAGGTAAATCTACTATCTTTACAACAAACCTTACAGGAGAGCGCCTAGAAGGTGCATATGATGAACGAATTGTATCACGTATCTTCAATAACTTTAGAGCGATTGTTTTCAAAGATACAAAGGATTACAGAAGAAAAGCATTGCCATTCTAAGGGGGAAATGAAAATGACAAAGGTAACAGTTGAATTAACAGAAAAGCAGGTTGAGTTCTTAAAGCTATTTAGTGAAAAACAATATGAAGGTGCAGAAGACAATCAATACACATGTGACGCTTTGCATGTAGTTCAGAAAAAAAGAGACCGATTCATACCGTATAGCGAAGATATTTCGGATTACTTTGATCCAGATACTTTAAAGTTTTGTGTTGATCAAGAACATGAAGATTGGTATGAGGATGAAAAAGAAGCGGTTAAACAACGTTATGAATGGATTGAGGAAGAATGTCCAATTGAAATAAAAACGTTTGATGATCTGCAATACAAACGAGTTACTGGAACAGACGGGGAAGAAAGATTCATTATGAATTTCGATGATTACTTTAAACATTATGGAATAGAAAATTACGACATAGCTTGGGTAGAAAAAGAATGGGAAAATGTAGCGTTCTTCTTCATTTTGGAAGAAGCTAAGCACTATCTAAAATATCAAGCTCATAATCTAGGGAAATCAAGAATCTACACTTATTCTGCTGGCTATGACAATAGAGGAGATTTTATGCACTTCCGTGATTTGTTATTGAAAATGGGGAAAGGGCTAAATAAGGAATCTAATCAAAAAGAAGCAGCGGCTGTTTAAAAATATAAAGGGGGAATAAACGATGTGCGCATGTAACGAAACGGGAGTAATTCAGAACGATATGGGGAATGGCTGCTATCAATTTGCACCGTGTATTTGCGAAGCAGGGAATCGCAGTCCTGAAGAAGTGGATAGAAGACGTCATGCCGTTATGGCGGAACTAAGAGAAATTCATCAATTACAACTGGAGGGGAAATGGGATGCCACGACTTGGAACGGATTTGGAAAAGGAGAATTACACAATGGCGTTGCAGCAGGGAAGGTACATGAAGAAATCGCGTCGTAACTTATATATCGCTTTAGAAGAGTTGGACTTATTGTTTGATGAAAGTGAAGTGATTCGATTACGAGAAATGTGGAATGAGGATAAAGATATTCTTGAAATAGCAAAAGAGCTAGGAAGGCATCAATTAGAAATCGCTGCATTAATCATGGATCAGGCAGATAAGAACAAAATTAAATCTCGTCCAATGGGGTTAGGGGCATGAAACAACTAACACTGGAGGATGTAGTAGGAAGTTTTGATTATAGCGCAACAAGTACAGTGGAAAGATTTTTGAAGAGTAATAGCGTTATGACGTACTCAGTAGAGTTTTACGACAAAGATGAAAAGTGGAAGCTTCGTTGGTTTGAGGCGAAGTCCGAGGGCACAGCTATAGAAATGGCTAAAAAGAAATACGGAAAGATACAAATCATTGCTACTTATATTTCGGATAGAACCTTAGAAGAAATCATGAATTTGGATTAGGAGGCATAGCGCCATGACGATAAATAGATGTAATCCACAAAGGGCAACGACTACACCTATAAGAAGAGCTACGAAGAAAAGAAGCTAGGAGGCAGCATGGACAGGAAACAAATCTACATCGATGTATTACTACAAAAGGGAATTTATAAAGAAGAAAAGACAGGGCGACAACTTTACGAGATGGCTGAACAAGAGTTGTGGAATCTAATAAAAGGAGTGTATCAGGAATGATGGAAATGGAGAACGGTGTATACGAGATTACGAAGTTAATTAGCAAAGCAAAGGGAGTAAAGTAATGAATAAAGAAACGGTGGTGCAGGTGCAAAGTGAGATTAAAGCCGTAGAAAATGAGATATGTAATTTGGAATACCACCTAGTCATGATAGATGGCGAAAGACAGAAGACAAAGCTTTATTTGGAAGAGCTAAAGAATCGAAAAGAGAAATTGGAAAGTTATTTATAAGGAGCGGAACAGAATGAAGTTAAGAGTGAAAATTAAACGATTGAAAGATATAGATTTACCAAAGTATGCACGGGAATTCGATGCTGGTTTTGATCTAGTGGCAGCAGAGGAAACGATTATTTGGCCAGGAGAAACAAAGGTTGTACCAACGGGATTGGCTTTCGAAATACCACCAGGATACGAATTTCAGGTGCGCCCGCGTAGCGGTATGACGCGTAATACAAAGTTGAGAGTGGTACTTGGAACGGTGGATAGCGGGTACCGTGGGGAAGTTGGAGTACTAGTAGATAACATTGAAATACCTAAAGTAGCTAATATGAAAGCTCATGTAATTGAAAAAGGGACTCGTATTGCTCAAGGTGTCATAGCGCCAGTGGAAACAGCTCATTTTGTTGAAGTGGATGAGCTATCAGAATCAGAAAGAGGAAAGAATGGTTTTGGAAGTAGCGGGATTAAATAAAAAGGGCTAGGATTTTCTCCTAGCAAAGAGTTATGTCGTACAGAAAGGTAGTTGCTTACAAACCTGATGTTTGCTGTTTTATTATATAACGTTTCTAAGGTGGAAGGATTGAATCATAGCAATCTTTACGTAATTTTTACATGTGATTGAAGTATTTGATTAAAACAAAATTTGAATTTTGTAGAACAGTAGAATGTAAAAATATGCTTAGAGTATTAGCGAAATCCAACCCTAATCAATTCTTCATCGTTTATTTCAATTACGAATCTATACTCTTTATCTAATAGCCAGTAATAAAAACTGACTGCATCAACGTCAACTAGTGATTGGAATACTTTATCAAGATTTGTACTTACTACAGGGATTTCATGGTTATCCCATATTATAAAAATCTGTTCATCAAAATCTAGTTGGTTTGCTCTAATAAGGGAAATTAGTTGTTCTTTGTTCGAAGCTATTAATTGATTGTCTATCTGTTCCCAATCTATTCTTCCAGAAACAGTTATAGGAAATAAATTCATTAAATTAGTAGCAATCTGCTGGCTTTTTTCCTGAGAGAAGATGAGAGTTGCGTCTCCTAGGGATTCAAGGCATTCATTAAACAGAGGATTTGTATCATTTCTATTTTTTGCTTTCAGTTCTCTTAACTTTTGTCGCATTTTCCATTGTCTTGATGATCTATCATCCATTTTTAACATTCCTTATACAATTATTTAAGAATGAGTATAGCATATAATGGCAGGCCTTATGAAAATGAACTTTTTAAATATTAATTAAACAAAAGCGTTATCTGAAAAAAGGACCCCTTACGGAAAGATAAGAGGCCATCAAAAAATGTTGTATTTGAAACACGTGATGTTTCATAACGACATTATAACGTAAATTAATATATTACGTATAATAAATATAATAGTTTGTAAAAAGAATAAAAGTGCATAAAATCCGTATTTAAATGAAGAATCCCTAGGCTTAGGGGACTAGGGATTCTCGGTTTGGTATACTTCACACGGTATTATAAAAAGAATAGAACCTACTGAAGATAACACATGAATGTTTCGTAAATGTATCAAAAAAGTGAACAAAAACGATATTTTAATTGTTGCAGCCCCTTGGAGGGCGCTCCAAGGAGCTAAGATTCGAGAATTTTTAAACTCTTGCTTAATTACATGAGAACTCCCTAAGGAGTATATATGGAATTTTAACACTTAACTAATAATTTATACAACTATATATTAAGATTTTTATATAAAATTAATAAAAAATGGCCCCTACTACTACGTAAGAGCCCCATAAACAGAGAAAAAGTCGTATGTGACTCTATATGAGAATCACAATAATATTTTAATATTTAAATATATAGTTGTCTATATATGTTAAGTGTAATGGAAATGAAAAAATATTATTTGAGGGAATTGTGATTATTCAAATGTGTTTCAGCCATTCCCGCGCCAATAATAGTAGCAATAATTAGTACGCAAGCAATTAAAATACCTAACAGTATTAACATAGCAAAAGTAATTTTTTTCGCTGTATCTCCTTTTGGAGCAAGAATAGCTAAAACAATTGAGATAGATAGTATAAAAATACAAGTTAAAAGATCAACGTGTACATACCTAGAAAATGAACTGAAAAATAAGATTGAAGTTAAAAACATTGAAATGAAACCGAAGTATTTTCTCATTATTTTAGCCTTTCTTGAAAAAATAAATTATACAGATTATACCATAAATGAATTAGATTGAAGTGAAATTTGAACAAATACGCTATTTTAAAACAAAGGGGAATAGGATATGAAAATGTTGGATCTATGTTCGGGAATTGCAGGAGTAAGCATGGCAGCGGATTGGGCTGGGATTGAAACAGCAGCCTTTTGCGAAATAGAAGAATTCAATCAGAAGGTGCTCAGAAAGAACTATCCTAATATTCCTATTTTCCCGGATTTATATAAACTTACGAAACAATCATTAATAGATGGAGGCGTTGACGTTGATGCAATTGGAGTTATTTCTGCAGGATATCCCTGTCAGGGAGAAAGTCTTGTTGGCAAGCGAAGAGGTGCAGAAGACGAAAGATGGTTATGGCCAGAAGTCTTCCGACTCATTAGAGAACTCAGACCCACTTGGTTTGTTGGAGAAAATGTTGCTGGACACGTCACAATGGGCTTGGACACCGTGCTCTCCGACTTGGAAGAAGAAAACTACTCGACAAGGACATTCGTATTACCGGCTGTCAGTGTCGGCGCGCCACATCAAAGATACCGGACATTTATTATTGGCCACTCCAACGACAAGTCAAAATTACAAGCCGATCCGCGAGTTGTGCCCTTCAGAAGCAAACGGGAAGCACGGAAAAACACTACCAGGATCAATCGGGGAACACTTTCCAGAATATATTGGGAAGAAAATCAACCCGCAATTTGTGGAATGGATGATGGGACTGCCACAAGATTGGACGAAGATAGATTGAGATTCTTAGGAAATGCGGTTGTGCCTCAACAAATCTATCCAATATTTGAAGCGATAGCAAAGATTGAAGGTTTATTATAAAAATTTCATTTTGTATTAGTTTAAAACCAAAAAGAGCACTTTATAAAGTGCCCTTTAAGGAAAAAGTGAGATACTGAAAAGTAAATTAGGGTTTTTTGCTTCGAGATAATATATGACCACTTCATCATAATGTGATGATGAATCACAAAAGAGCAGCTAGCAAAAGCTAACTGCTCATCTCCAAGGGGGAATGGAGAAACTATCATGTTGTTTATATTATTGACGAAATATTGAGTTTTATTCATCTATAAAAGTCGAGATAAAATATCTTTAATTAATCCTGAGGCTCCAATAAGGAGTATCGATAGAAAAATTATTGAGAATATACTTTTTTTAGGCTTTTTAAACTCTAGGTATAAGTTAATGATTGCACCAATTGCAACAACAATAAAGATAACGAGTCTTAATATATCTGGCATGAATAACACTCCTATTAATTACTTAATTGTATTATAAAGGAAAAATATTTGAGGTTAATCAATAGTGATACGATTTAAGGAAGATTTAAACAAAATTAATCTTTTTAATAGAAAGCGAGGAATAACAATGGGACTAGGAAACCGTGGAATGGCATTTGAAATGCTTATCAATCTAGCAAACGAAATGTATCAAAGAGGGGAGGTGGCGCTTATAAATAAGCGCCCGACTCCTGTAAAAGTGTTAAAAAGTAAAGGTGGCCGTGTACTAAATGGATTCTATGAAGCTAAAAGTACAGTAGACTATGACGGCGTGTATAAGGGACGAGCTATAGCGTTTGAAGCTAAATCTACAGAGAAGGACACACGTTTTGATTTAAAGAACATTGCGCAGCATCAATTGGATTATCTGGAGAAAGCAGAAAAGATGGGAGCAATATGCTTCTTCCTTATAGAGTTTAGTAAGGATAAGTCAGTATTCGCAGTACCACTATCAATCATTCAATCTTATGTAAGGATGTCTCATCAACCAAAGGGCAAGAAGTCTATACCAAGAGCAGACTTTGATATTTATGGATACTTAGTAGAGCAGACAGAACGAGCGCCAGTGGATTACTTGCAATACATTGATGAAGCAGTAGCACCAGTTATGTTTGATGGAATGATTCAATTTGATCAGGACCATAAGAAAGTAGCAAATAACATTGAAGTAGCAAAAGAGAAGATGGCCAACAAGAAACGTAAATTATTAAAGGCTTAATGGATAACGGAACCATGCAGAGTGGATGGTGGGGGCTACTCGCTATGCACGTTTCCCTTATTCAACAAAGAGATAGTAAAATTTCACGTACCTGATGTGAATGTAAAAAGACAAATTCAGCAATAGGGGGATTCCTTCATGGAGAGACAATTAACTTTATTACCGGCTATTGATAGAGAGACAGAAAAGAAGGTTCAGAAAGAAGTAGTGAAAATCCTAAAGGAATACCGCGCCTTAAAAGCACGCTTTGAGAATGAAGTGGAGCTACAGCAAGAGGGAATTAGTCTGTTTCCTGAGATAAGGAATACAAGACATATTAGCAATATCAAATTCAAACAGATCGATAAGGCTCTACAGTACGTTTTAGATTATGATGAGGCAGAGATCATCAAGAGAAAGTACTTAAATGCGGATAAACCGAAAGACAGCTTTATTTATACTGAATTATCGATGAAGAAAGACCACTTCTATTATAAGAAGAAAAATGCGGTTCGATTGATTGCTACATCGTTAGGGATGATTTAATAATACAAAAAAGCCAAAGTGATAGTTTTTAGTTGACTATCCATTTGGCTTTTGATGTTTTATTTTTTAGGCATCCACGTATGTCCGCAATTCATGCAACCATTAACAATATTTTTTCTGCCAACAAATCCACTGAATAAAGTTATCGGTGCTACTAGAAGTATAATAATAAAAGCAACAAGTGCAACACGTACATTAATATCACGAAGTGAAGAATTTTGAGGAACTATATCATGAACAAAATTAGAAATTATTCCAATAGTTATAAATGTAACTAACAGAAGAAACAGAATTAAAAACGTCCTTTTGAAATTATAACCACGCTTATTACCGACTATTTGATCTGATTTACATTTCCTACAAACAACGCGCCTTGTTACTTTTTTTGTTGTACCGTCATGTCTAACCATCCTTACTTTTATAAAATTATAATAGTTTAATTATATGATATTAATACTCAAACAAGATACATATATTATCAAAAAAAGAAAAAATATAATAAATTGGAATGTTTATGTTTTTCAAAACATCGACAAAATGCCGACTAAATAGGGGGAATTTTGATAATGAAATCAACGATATTCTTAATGTACAAGCCCTATGAAAACCGCATATTGAAGAGGATTAGTACACCTTAACGTATACTGCGGAAGGGCAGGCATGGGCGGTAAGAATCTCGCCGTGAGGGTGGTAAGATTCCCTTAAATAATTAACGATGACATATTCCAGTGTGGCGGGTGTGAGATAACTTGCGTTCGTCATGCTGTTTCTATTATGTTTAGTGTTCAGCTCAGAGACCGCCATGTCCTCTGGGTTGATAGTGAACATAATAATTCTCTATTCTTTGTTAACGTCGTTTCTTGAAAATGGAAATGGGGGTGGTTGTTCTTGATTGAACAAACATCACGTTTCTGAGTACCCCAAACAAGTTGTATACGTATCTCGTACATTAGTAATTACTCACGATTCTTATTAATGACCAAAACGAGGGCAAAGAGCTTCCGCTCTTTGTTTGAACTAACGTAGTGGAGCCTCCTCTCCATCCCCCTTGAAAATACGTTAGTTTAAACAAGGCGTCGGAAGAAAAGTACACGTCTTGATATAAATTAAAAAACCTTTATAAGAGAGTTACCCCATAGCTCTCGAGTCCATGGACTTAAAACGAGAAGATTCTTAGTCTTCTCTCAGTCACCGAACGTAAAGTGCGTAGCTAATAAGAGCTAAAAAATTACATGATGCGGTGGCTTGGAGAAGGTTGAGAGTACTCAGCCTTGAAATGATTGCGAAATTCCCCTTTCGTGAATGTTTCTCCATCCCCTTTAATATTTTTATAAGGAGTAAAAGAGCTGTCACTTCGGTGATGGCTTATTTTTTGGTATAATCAGAATATAAAGTTATAAGGGGGAATAAATATGGAGAACACACTTAGTAAAAAAGAAAGATTAATTTTGGCAAATCAGTATGATATTCTAGCAAGATTAGCTGAAGATGAATATGAGAAAAAAGAATTTAAAAATCTTAGAGATATTTTTACCTCTGGATATACTAAATACTATTCTTTGGCTACTGAGCACTTTTCAGATGAAGTTAACCAAGAAGAATGCAAATTTGTTGTTGATGTTCTAGATCTTTATAGAGACTTATACTATTCAAGAGAACACAGCAAGGAAGCACAAGATACCATTGAAGAAAAGGATGTTTTATTTAAAGGATTTGATTTGAACGATGAATTCGAATGTAAATACCTCAGTTTTTATAAGTTTTTAGTTAAGCGGCTTGGAAGGTATGAGGAAATAAAAGAGTTGATAGAATCTGGTAAAATAGAAGATTATAATTCTCACGGGTTTGGCCCAAGTCTGCAGAAATTAACAGCCATGATAGCCAAAAGAAATGAAATATTAAACAGAAATGAATTTGGCAGACCTGATGACCTAACAACGGAAGAAATTATTGAAATACTAAATGTAGAATATTAAGCATCCATAACGGGTGCTTTTTTCTTTGTTATATAGAAATTACACAATTAAACGTATTTAAATATTATTTTAGGTATAACGTTAATTGACTCATAAATGGTACAGATAACGGATATTTTTCTATTTAGATTAGATGTTAAATGTACCGTGAAACTCTTGGAAATATAATGTTGGGAAAGGATAATGATATTGGTATATTACGGGAGAAGGCGGAATTGTAGGAGTAAAGGGAATGTGCCCAGGTTGCATACCATATTGACCATATGAAGGATGGTGAAGTAAATGTTGCCAAGTCGAAGCTGGAGCTACAACAATCCTCATCGGGAAAGGATTCATAATATAATCACTCCTAAAGTAGTATTCATGTAATAGGGTATGCGCTTACTGAATATAGATGTGCACAATCTAGGTCTATAAACATAATAATCAACGGACAGAGAGTAAGGTTACTAATCTTATGATGTGTCCATTATGGGTGTTTTATTTTACTATGTAGATAGAACAAACATGTGTATAGCAATTATCGTAGGTGCTGCCGTGATCTGGGTGGCGTCTTGTTTGTTGTTAAGGAAAGATAAGGGGATAAATAAAAAAGAGGACTAAAGCCCTCTTTTTAATAAATACCTAAGTTTTACGCACAAATTGGAATCCCTAATGCTATTAAAGTCAATGCTACTTGAAGAGAAAGCTCTAATCTAGCAATTTCGATTCCAGCAACTGAGACCACTAAAAAAGGTTGTCCATTAACGAACAAAACACAACTGTCCATGCTTACGCCTCCTTTCTAGCAATCTAATACAGTATATGAATAAAACGATAATATGTAATAGTTGAATTGATGAATTTAATAGAATTGATAGATTTGTCTAGTTTTACAAAATAAACGAACATAACGAGCGAAAATAAATGAATGTCCTGTTAACCTGTCTAAAAGTTGACCCTTTTGTACAGTTAAAATTTATAGGTTAAAAACTTTGTAAACAGATAGTTGTTAATGTCTAAAAGATAGTCTAAAATAAAAGTATATAATTCTTAAGACTTTTAGACTATTTTGAGGTGATTTGGATGGCTATCGTTGGTTATGCAAGAGTAAGTACAAAAGATCAAAACTTAGATGCGCAAATTGAAAGGTTAACAGAATATGGATGTAACAAAATATATTCTGAAAAGTACAGTGGAGCTAATAGTGATCGGGAAGAATTACAAAAGGCATTAGAGTATATGAGAGAAGGAGATAAATTTGTTGTTTGTAAAATAGATCGCTTAGCTAGATCGATATTTGATTTGCATAAGATTGTAAATGAATTAGCTGATCGAGGAATAGCGGTGGTATTTCTTAAAGAACAAATTGATTTTTCAACACCTGCAGGTAAATTGATGTTTACTATGCTAGGGGCTATTGCTGAGTTTGAAAGAGATTTAATTAATGAAAGAACATCTGAAGGCCGAGAAAGGGCTAAAGCGATGGGCAAACATATGGGACGTAAAGGGCAGGATGAAAAACAAGTGAAACAAGCCATGAACTTATTTTTTAATAGAAAAGAAAATGGTTTAAGTGTGAATGATATTTTTAAAATGACTGGTGTCCCTCGCTCTACTATTTATGCTAAGGCCAAAGAATTAAAGTAGCGAATTCGCTGCTTTTTTATTTTGCATAGAAAAAGGAACCCCTTAAGGATTCCTTTTACGTCATGCGGTTCTATAATCTTTATTTTTAAGTTTTTTTCTGGTATCCATAAATGCCGCGATCATTATTATCGTACATATTAAATCCATCCAGCGAAACTCTTTATGGAACATTAGTGCAGAGAAGACATCGTAAGCGTATAAAAAGCCAATGATTGGAAATAACCAAAGCATGAATTTTAAATCTCTTAAAGTGAATTTATAATTACCAATCTTTTTCCACATATGTATCAACTCCTATTGTTCTGAGGTTCTATAGTTTTTCTTGATGATATTTCGCATGTCTACGATAAAGAATAGAAGGAAGATAACGGCTGCGATGCCATTAATCCAGTAGTATGTGCGCCCCATTGTGAATCCATCATTGAAGGAATAGGCATTCCAAATTATAAGGATTACTGAACAGATAGTAGAGGTCATTAATGAACCAAAACTTCTCATGATTGTCACCTCAATCCAAAATGTTAGAACTTATTTATAATTTTACATTTAAATAATTAGATTTACAAGAACAGGATATATTAAAACAATATAAAGGAATTACCGTAAGGAGAAGTTAGACGAGTTTCTTCCTATTATATAGAAGGTGGTGGGTGATATGAAGTGAAACAAAAACACAAGTTAGCTCAAGAAGATTACATGCAAGGTATGAAGTACAAAGATATAGCAGAGAAACATGATGTCAGCGTGAACACCGTAAAGTCATGGAAGACCAGGTACAAATGGGACCGAAAAGGTGTGCATACAAAAGAAGAAAAAGTACGCACACAAAAGAAGACGGGTGCACCCATTGGGAATCAAAATGCAGTCGGTAATTCGGGTAACAAGAATCCTAAATGGGGTAACAAGAATGCAGTAGGGCATGGCCCGCCAAAAGGGAACCATAACGCTATGACGCATGGATTGTTTAGGAAGATAATCCCGAGTGACGATCCGCATGCAATGGAATTGCTAGATGAAATACAAAATCATACTGAATTAGATATGCTATTCCACTCTATTCAACTGCAATACTTCAATATCCTTAATTCACAACGTATTATACATGTTCGCAGTCAAAACGATATGTCAAAAGAGATGATTAGCGAATCACTGAATGGAGACGCGTACACAGTGCAGTTTGCATGGGATAAACAAGCTAATTTACTTACAGCTTATTCGCGCGCTATGACAGCGTTATCCTCTATGATTGAGAGGTTCGATAAGTTAGCAAATGCTGATGATGAGAGACGATTGAAGTTAGAGCAGATGAAAGTTAACATTGAAAAAACGAAAGCTGACACTGCTCGTATTAAGGGAGAAGATGGGGAAGAGTATGAAGACGATGGTTTCAAAGAGGCGCTAAAAGGAAAGGTAGAGGAAGTGTGGGATGATCATGACGACGATTCCGAAGCGTAAAAAGAAACCTGCTCCCTTTAAATTTAAACCATTCTCCAAGAAGCAGCTGAAGGTATTAACTTGGTGGAAGCCTAACAGTCCCGTTAAAGATTATGACGGGATTATTTGCGATGGTTCTATTCGTGCCGGAAAAACAGTATCGATGGCTCTTTCCTATGTTATGTGGGCAATGGAATCATTCGAAGGTGAGAACTTCGGTATGTGCGGGAAAACAATTGGTTCGCACCGTCGTAACGTTATAACGCCCCTCAAGAAGATGTTGAAGTCTCGTGGGTATAAGGTTAAAGATCACCGCAGTGAAAATATGCTTACTATTACTAAAGACGGTGTGACAAACTTCTTTTATATTTTTGGTGGTAAAGATGAAAGTTCCCAGGATTTGATCCAAGGAATTACTGCCGCTGGCATGTTTTTTGATGAAGTGGCACTTATGGTACAAAGTTTTGTTAACCAAGCAACAGGCCGTTTGTCTGTAACTGGTTCGAAAATGTGGTTAAAATTAGCCACGCTACATAGTGATATGTAGTTTAAAACTCGGTGAACTGGTAAATACCAGGTGTGCCTAAATGGTGCTAACGGTGAAAATCTAAAACGAACCAATTTTAATTGCAATCCTTTTGTAGTAAAATAATACCAAAGGGGTGGTTGCAATGAACAATCATATTAAAGGTTATGTTTACATGTTGATTTCTCCAAGTGGAAAAGAGTATATAGGAAGAACTATTGATATAAAAAGAAGGGTAAATAATTATAAAACCCGTTGTAATTACGTAGAAACTCCAATTTATCAAGAAATAAAAAAATACGGTTTTGATAACTTTCAACTTGATATATTAAAGGAAATCACAGGAGAAAGGGAAGAAGTCGAAGAACAACTAAATAAATTAGAGGGATGCTATATTGCGAAACATAGAACTTCTGAAATAGGGTTGAATGTAAGGAACTTCGACGGGAAAATACGAACCTATACTCTGAAAGATTCTACTAAAGAGAAAATGAAAAGGTCGCAAACAGGAAGGAAGCATTCGTTAGAATCTCGACAAAAAAGAGCAGGAGAGAACGCCTACCAATCAAGAAAAGTCCATTCAGAAAAATTAGGTGAAACTTTCAATTCTTTAAGAGAAGCTGCTAAATACGCAGGACTAACAAACGGATGTAAAATTTCTGAGTTTATTAGTGGGAAAAGGAAGTCAGCGGGTAAACATCCAAAAACAAAAGAACCTTTAAATGATTGGAAATTTGTTTGATATGACAATACCGTGCCAAGCCATAGGGGAAACCATTTGGAAGGTGTAACGACTAAGATATACAGGCTAAGGAAGCGACTAACGTCGCTTTTTTCTATGCTTATGAAATCTGTACTCATAAGGTGTAATTCCTTATGGGGAAGCGCCGAGCATCTCTAGAATGAGATGAAGATATAGTCTATTCCCCTAATAAATATCGGGAAACCGAGGGTATAAAAGTTAACTGTAACCCTGCAGGACCGTATCACTGGTTTAAAGAGAAGTGGTTGGATCAAAAGAAAGAAAAGAATCTACTGCACCTTAAATACTCTATGGATGATAATTTGTCATTAGATGAGAAGACGAAAAGAAGATATCACCGTATGTATAGTGGTGTTTTCTATCGGAGATATATTAAAGGTGAATGGGCAGCTGCTTCTGGACTTATCTTTGATATGTTCAAGGAAGAAGTGCACAAAGTTGATTCTGTAGATCGTAATTACGTTGAGTATTATGTTTCTTGCGACTACGGTACACAGAACGCTATGGCGTATGGATTATGGGGTAAATGTATTGAAGATGGTGGCAAAGAAGTATGGTACAAAATCAAAGAGTACCATTATAGCGGTCGTGATACGGAGAAGCAGAAAACGGACCAGGAATATTACGAAGACTATGAAGAATTCGTTGGTGATTTGCCAATTAAAGGAACAGTAATTGACCCCTCGGCTGCTTCGTTTATCGCTGTATTGATGCGTAATAAGAGGAAAGTATATAAGGCTCGTAATAATGTGAAAGAGGGCATTGGAAACGTTGGTATAGCGCTTAATACAGGCAGAACATACTTTAACGATTGCTGCGTTGAGACGTTTAAGGAGTTTGCCTCTTATATATGGGATGAAAAAGCGATCCAACGCGGTGAGGATAAACCACTTAAAGAGAATGACCATCACATGGACGAAACGAGATACTTCATTAACACGATTATATTCGGATTACGTAAAAAGAAGAAAAAGAAATGAGGTGAAGCAACTTAATGACAAAGAAAAGGAAAGTTAGTGCAAAGGTAATTAAGGCAGTAGGGACAAGTACTCAAGTATTATCTCGCCAACAAGAGAGCGAGAATGAGAAGAACGCAGTTAATGATATTATCGAACCGCCTTATAGAATTGAAGATTTGCAGCAGATTAGGGAAAATAGTACGATTCTAGGGCAGTGTATTGATGCGTATAAGCGTAATATTGCTGGATTTGGTCATGAGATGAAGTATAAGCAAGGTGATATTAAAGAAACGACAGAGATGAAAACGGAATGGTCCTTTGTGAATGATGGGGTAATTCCTTTCTTTAGTTTCGACAAACCGTTTAAAGAAGTTCTTGAGACAAGTATCGACGATAGAGAAACCACAGGCAATGGATATATTGAAGTGATTCGTAATTTAGATGGGAAACCTGCCGAATTAGTAAATATGTTGTCGCAGTACATGAGGGTCACACGTAAGGATGATAAACCTCAAGAGGTTACTTATACCATTAACGGAAATGAAGTTAAAAGAAAAAAACTATTTCGTCGCTATGTGCAGCGAGTAGGAAATACTGACACGTACTTTAAAGAATTCGGGGATCCACGCTTCTTGAATAAAGAAACTGGCCAATTTGGTACTTCTACATTTGGCGAAAAAAACGCCACTGAAGTAATACAACTGAAGATAGGGAATGGCCCTTATGGTATCCCACGTTGGGTATCGCATGTTGTTCATATGGTAGGAGCTAGGAAGGCAGAGGAATTAAATCTACGCTATTTCAAACAAGGGCGTCATATTCCGATGGCTATCTTACTGAAGAATGGGATTTTATCAGAAGAAAGTGAAGCAGCTCTAACTGATTATGTTTCGAATGTTGAAGGTGAAGATAATCAACATAAATATCTGCTACTGCAAGTGGAAAGTGCTGAAGAGGGGATTGTAGGTGATACTCCAACGTCAGTGGATATCGAGCTTAAATCACTAGCAGATATCCTGCAAAATGATGCTCTATTCCTTGAATACGATGAGAAATCACGTCAAAAAGTACAATCAGCATTCCGTTTACCAGACGTATATGTAGGTTATATTCGCGACTTTAACAGAGCAACTGCTGAATCTGTACGAGAGATTACAGAAGAGCAGGTATTTGAACCGGAACGAAGCGCTTTAGAATTTATTATTAACAATGTGCTGCTACTTCCATATGGATTAAAACACGTATACGTAAACCTACGAAAATCAGAGATCAGTAACACGGAGGATATGGTTAAAACTATTGAGGTGCTTGCTGATAAGGGTGGTTTAACATTCCAGGATATACGTAATATTGCTAGTAATATGCTAAATAAAGAGCTCTCAGATTATGATATTCCTGAAGCGGATCAACCAGTTGCTTTAGTTTTAGAAAGACATCGTAAGGTAAGTGGTTGGGAGGAAGGGTTAAGTGAGAAGCTACAAAAATCAGCTGGTGGTAATGCTAAGGAAGAACTCGTAAATGTAATGAAAGATGTACGAGACTTATTGGAGTCGATGCAAGATGCAGAAGATTGATAAACTGCTAGATTCATTAAATGGGTGGATAGAGAAAGCTGATACTGGTGATTTTACAGATTCATTGCCTGATGATCTGGAAGTATTGGACATGTTACCGGGATACGTTGAGGACTTCGAAGAGGAAGTTGCCAAGCTACTTCGGAAGCAGAAGAAGTACATTGTTGATGGAATTAAGAACTATACGAAAAAGGATGCTATCGAAAAGGGTATCACGATAAAGGATATTATCGACTTTGTTACTGGCAGTCTATTTGGAGCTGATACATTCGCTAAAAGTTTGAGTAAAGCAGCGAGGAAATTCCTTAATTACACGATGAAGGATATGACGAAAGCTTTCATGGATGCAATTGATCCTGATATTCAGTTTAATGTCTTCTCAAAACGCACTACAAAGTGGATTAATAGTTGGTCTGATGAATTAGGTAAGTTAATGCAGATTAACTCGCAAAAAGCGGTAGAGCGTATTTTAAACGAGGGATTAGAGAAAGGGAAAGGTATTCGTGAAATAGCAAGAGAGCTTGCGAAGCTACCGGAATTCGACCGTAAAAGAGCAAAGACAACAGCGCAGACAGAGGTCCTCGCAGCATGTTCTGCTTCTCAATTTGAATCATATCGCCAATCCCCTGCTGTAATAGGTAAGAAGTGGCGTCATAGCGGTACAAAGAACAATCAACCTCGTGATAATCATGTGGCGTATGACGGTACAACGGTTCTGGTAGAGGCAGAATTTGAGCTCCCCGGTTCTGGAGAACGGTGTATGTTTCCTCGTGATAGTTCGTTAAGTGGGCGTGAAAGAATTAACTGTAAATGTATTATGTCCCCTGCCGTAGATAACAATATATTAGGCCTATCTGAAGAAGAGAAACAGAAGATTAGGGAAGAAACTTTGAAGGAGTTGAACAAGAAATGAAGACTTCTAAAATTAAGCTGATTCATATTTGAAAGGGGGTGAGTAAATGCCAAGAAAACTAAAAAACGTGGATGTAAGCTTTGTTTCTATTGTGGATAAAGCTGCAAACAAAAAGAAATTCTTCTTAACGAAAAGTGAACAGGAACCAACGTTTGAAAAAGAAGTCAAAATTATTAAAGGGGAAGACGAAGAGCAAAAACTTGTATATGGAATTGTATACTCTCCTGGCAGCGCGGATGATCCAAACACTCATGACGCACACGGGGATTTCATGACTGCGGAAGAAATAGAAAAATCCGCACATAATTTTATTGCGAAGTATCGTAATATCGACACTCAACATGATTTTAATGCAGGAGCAGGAAAAGTAGTAGAAAGTTATGTAGCTCCTGTTGATATGGAAATAAATGGTGAAATAATCACAAAAGGTACATGGGTACTGGTGACAGAAGCAACCGATGAGATATGGAAAGATATTAAAGATGGAAAAATGACAGGTTATTCCCTTGCAGGAGTTGCCGAGACAGAATTAATTGGGGAAGAAGTAACTAAAACTGAAGAGAAACAAATGAAGTCCTTCTTCCAATTGGTGAAGGGCTTTTTTAGTGGGCAAAAACAGATTAAAGTTGTGAAAGATGCTGATGATGAAGCAACATTCCTTTTCGCAGTAGAAAAAGCTGGTAAGAAAATCAGTAATGTGAACATGTCCGATATCGATGCAGCTATTGATTCGTTAACAAATCTAAAAACACGCGTCGCGCCGTCAACAGAAGGTGCAGGAAGTGAGGAAGATAATATGGAGTTTAATCAAGAACAGTTAGAAAAGACATTAGCATCCGCAGTAGAGAAAGCAGTGAATCCAATTAAAGAGGAATTAGCTTCTGTTAAAAAACATCTTAATATCGACAAGGAAAAAACAGAAGAAGATATTAGAGTAGAAAAAGCTGTTGAAGCTGCTACTGCTCCTCTACGTGAAGAGATTGAAACGTTGAAAAAATCTCAAGGCGTTAGCAATCAACAAGATACTGATGTTGTTGAAAAAATTGAAGTCAAAAAATCTGTATGGAATGGCTTACTGTAAGCCTGAAGGAGGAAAAGGTATATGACACTTAATAACAAAACAATTATTGAAAAAGCAGACGTTACTCTTGCCACATTGGCTAGTGGTGGTTTAATGAATCCTGAACAAGCTGATACATTCTTACGTATGGTGCAAAACTCCCCTACTATTTTAAAGGATTCGCGCTTTATTCAAATGGCTTCAGACACACTTAAAATTGAAAAGATTGGCTTTGGTTCCCGTATTCTTCGTCCTGGCGTTGAAGGTGTACCTTTAAAAGACTCTGATCGCTCTGCTCCATCAACTAGTACAATTACGTTAAATGCCAAAGAAGTAATTGCTGAAGTGCATATTACTTATGATACATTGGAAAACAATATTGAGGGTGGGAATCTTCAAAATACTATCATGCAGATGATTGCAGATCGTGCTGCATTAGATATTGAAGAATTAATTTTGAATGGTGATATAGCATCTGCAGATCCTTATTTAGCTTTATTAGATGGTCTGCGTAAACAAGCAACGTCGCATGTTGTAGATGGTGCTGCAGGTGCATTTACTAAAGATGTATTTAAGAAAGCTTATAAAGCTGTTCCTGCTAAATACCTGCGTAACCCTAAAGATTGGAAGTTTTACACATCACATGGTTTAGAAATTGAATGGAAAGATCAAGTAGCAATGCGACAAACTAACTTAGGGGATGTTTCACTTCAAGGTGGTTTAGCTTCTGCTTATGGTATTCCAGTAGAGGGGATTGCTATGTTACAGCCATATAATGATGGAGCCAATACTGTATCTGATATTTTATTAACTCTTCCTAAAAATATTGTGACAGGTATGAGCCGTAATATTCGAATTGAAGTGGATAAGGATATTCGCGCTCGTAAATTCATTATTGTTTTAACTGCGAAAGTTGATGTGAAGTTCGAAGAGGAAGATGCAGTGGCAAAAGTTATCAAAGTTAAGGAGTGATGACTTTTGAATTACTATGCTAAATTAATAGTCGGGAAAACATATGACGTCCATGAACGTCTATTTTTATTGGGGCAAGAAGAGAAGGTTACAAAGAAAACGTACGATTATCTAAGTGGTAACGAACAATTTGCAGTCCGAAAAGAAGGTAGTAAATCTAAAGGAGAGGAGTGATAGGTATGTCGCTTATTACTGCTCAAGAATTAATAGATTATACTGTGCTGCTTGAAGTGAAAAAGCGTCCTGTTCCTCTATTGGAGCAGGACATACTTGAGGCAGAAACAGAGATTAATAATATTCCTAATATAGCTAATTTCGCTGATCAAATGAAATTCCCAGTAATTCCTGAAGTGGTAAAGTTAGCTTGTAAAAAGTTAGCACAGTATTATGCGTATACAAACGCTGATACTACTGCAATGAAGGGGATTAAATCTGAAAGTGTTGGTGGTGGAGATTATTCGTATACGAAGGATAGTTCAAGTATCACCAAACCGGATGTGCTTAATTTATTAAAGGGATTTATACCTAACTCTGGAAAGAATAAAGTCACGTTCAAAATGAGGACGATTTAATGTCTCTACAAGTAATGATGGCCCATGAATGCGATATTTACCACTTGCAGAAGGAAACAAAGCCAGGGAAGTACGGGCAACCAGGAGAAGAGGTTTATTCTTACAAGGATAGACCTGATGTAGCAGAACAAAGCTGCTACTTTATAGAAAGCACAACTGCATCTGTACAATCAGCGCCAAACCAATTAAACAACCAAGAAATCCGAGTATTATTTATGCCGGATGCTGATGTTAAGCATAATGACAAAGCGATTAAAAAAGATAAGAATGTCACTTACTATATACGAAATCCCTTTCCAGTAGCGAATCCACGTACTGGTGAGGTTTCACATATAAAAGCCATAGCAGAGAGGAAGAGTGAGCCATGGCTAGCCAAATAACGACTAGAGGGTTTCGCGAATTCAGTGCTAAGTTGAATCGTATGGCGAACGGGTTAGATCAGAACGTCGCTTTATGGCTTGAAGCTAGCGGTTTTCAATTTCTAGAAGAAGTACAAAATCAAATCATTTCTTTAGGGGTTGTTGATACTAGGAGACTGCTAAATTCGTTTGATAAGGGCGGAGATGGGAACGTATGGCGTTCCTCTGATGGCGGTTTAGTATTAGAGGTGGGGACAAATGTGGAATATGCGAAGCTTCAGAATGATGGATGGCAGCAGGTAAGGCGATTCGTCCCAGGAAGGTGGGAAGGTCACAATTTTGAATATGATCCGCATGCACCAACTGGAATGATGCTTACTGCTAAATTCATAGAAGGTCGTCCTTATTGGGAGAATGCAATAGCAATCTATGAGCGTATGTTCCAAACTGCCTTTGACCGGAAATTCCGTCAGTGGGTGAATGGAGGTTAGGTTATGTACGCACAGATACACGGTTCTATGAAGGCTTTTGTCTTCGATAACTTGCCACCAGGTACACTTTCTTATCATGAGCAGGTTCCAGAAGAAATACGGATACCTTCAGTGTACTTCCCGCACTTATCAACGAATGATTTGAAAAATACAAAGGATACATTCACCTTACTGTACACAATGACAGTGAGGTTTTTTAATGTAACGACAGAGGAAGCTATGGAGCTATCTGATGGGATTGCAAACTTAATTAGGCGTAGCGGTTACACAGTGAATCTCCGTAATGAAGACGGAAGTGAATCGACTGATACCGTCTATTTTAAAAGAGTAACTACCGCCCCAGTTGAGGTTGGTTCTTCACAGTTAACAATGATATTCGAATACCAACAAACTTATAGGAATTAAGGAGAGTGAAGGTATGGCTGAAGTTACCGAAACGCCTGTTGTGAAAAACAAAATGTATCGTGGTGACGAATATATTATCGCTGCGATGATAAAGGATCCAGCAAATCCAACAGCAAAAAAATTAGTTCGTCCGTTTGATCAAAACGAAGAATCTCACAGTATTGAAGCAGATGAGATTGAAGCAGAGTCGAAAGATAGAACGATTAATGACTACGGTAAAGTATCTGAGACTCGTTCATTTGGTTGTACGTTATCAGAGGGTGACGTGTTCTACCCAGCTGCAAAAGCTGCTATTCGAAACAAAGAGTACATTGAGATCTATGAAATTAATAAGCGTACAAAAGAAGCAGAAATCGGCAATTACATGCTGACTTCTTTTGAGAGATCATCTTCTACTGGTGAATTTATTTCTTATTCAGTAGAGACAAAGCTTTCTGGTACAACACGTACAGAAACATTGACTGAAATTCCTAAAGGTGCAGGAGAATAACGGGCGGTTTTTACCGCTTCTTTTTAAATTTGAAAATAACATCCAATCAAAAGGAGATTGATATATATGCGTTTTGAAATTAAAGGGAAAGAACACGAATTAAAACTTACTTACAAAACAATTGCTGAGCTAAACAAGAAATATAAAGGTGGCGCACAAGAAGTTATTGGAGCTTGTTTACAAGGTGATTTAGATATGTTTGAAGACGCTATTTACTTTGGATTAATGCATACAGGTGAAGGAATCACTAGAGAGCAAGTTGTTACTGAAATTGAAAAACAATTCGAAGCAGAGAAAATCTCACAAGAGTTCATTGATGAAGTTCTTAACGAAGTAGTAGCAGATAATTTTTTCTACAAAGCGACAACGAAGAAACTAAAAACACGAATGAAGAAACAATTGGTAGCGAAGAATCCGGAACTGAAAGAGATGGCGGACGAGATGTACGGGACGGACGAAGAACAACCGACTTTACTAGAGAAGAACTAGACAAGGTACAGCAAGATGGATTTAGATACTTAGGTTTATTACCAAGTGAAGTAATGAACCTTTCTCCTCGTGAGTTTCAAAACATGATGACGGGGAGAAATGAACAATATCTAGATGAATTGCAAACTTACAGCATATTCGCTCTCATGATGCGGTCTGTTTATCACAGCAATCCGAAGAAAACGATGAAACCTAAGGATTTATTCGACAGAACGAAAATGGTTACTGATGAACAAAAGAAAAAATCTATAGAGGACCTTGCGAAGAAAGCAGAAGAAAACATGCAATTCTTACAAAATCTCAACTTCGGTTGATTGAAAGGTAGGTGAGATTTTGGCGACACAAGAAGAATTAGTAGTTCAGTTTAGAGCTGAGACAGATCAGATACGAAGAGAAATGGCTGCTATGCAAAATCAGTTAAATGATTTTGTTAGAACAACAAACCGTACATCTCGTGAGTATCGAAGAAATATTGAAAATATGGGTGATGCTAATAGTGAATTAAGTAGGGAAATACGTGAAATAAACAGACAACAAAGAGAAGCTATGAAACCACATATAGAACAATTAAAGCGAGCAGAACTTCAATATTTGCAAACTGCTATGAGCATGGATACTTATACTGGTTCAGCTCAAGATTTAATTGCACAAGTTAATGAGATTGGTAAAGCGCAAAAAGCTGCCAATGATGCATTAATAAACAATAATGTTGAAGCGAAAGCTGCTATTTTAGAAACAATTGCAACCATGAACAATATGACTCCTACAGCAACTAGGCTCAGAGACAATCTAAGAACAATGGGAAACCCATTATACAGCTTGTCACATGGGGCGTTAGCTGTAGGAGAGGCTATCGAAAGAATGGCGAATAGGGGTAGTGCGGCACAATTAGCATTAGAATTTGTTGGTCCGAATGCGTCAATGAAAGAATTAAACGATCAAATACGAGTAATAAATACGGGATTAATGCGAATGCAAATGGTTGCGCTCGCTGCTGCGATTTCTTCTGTCTTATTGTATGGCGCATTACACAAGGCTAACATGGAAATGAATCCAAAATATGCTGAAGCATATACAAAAATGTTAGAAAAGCTATCTAAAGCCTTTAATCCGATGAAAGAAGCTTTCGCAGCGGTTATGATACCTATTTATCAATTCGTAACCGCGATAGCAGAATTGATAATTAAATTTAATGAAGCACACCCGGTTCTAGCTAAATTCATTCAGGGAACTATGATGTTAGTTCCAGCATTAACATTGATTCTTGCTCCCTTAGCAGTCGGTATTGGACTTCTAAAAGGATATAGAGCAGCCTTATTCTTAGTTTGGCAAATGGTAAAACCATTGGCTTTAGGGTTAGCGGTCGTCAGCCCTGTAGTTTGGGCTGTAGCTGCTGCAATTGCTGGATTGGCAGTAGGGTTTACGTATGCATATAAAAACATAGAGCCGTTTAGAAAAGCCGTTGATAATACTGTAACAGCGATCAAAGGCTTATTCCAGTTGGTATTCGGAAGTCAAATAAATGGCGAAAAAATGCTTAGTTCTATCGGAATGAACGACGAGGTTATACAAGGAATCAATAAATTTGTAGGTAAAATTGAAGAAGCATTTAGAATAATGAAAGAAGCTATTGTACAGGCTTTCCATGGTGATTTTTCCGGACTGACTGAATTGTTCAAAACAATTTTCCCTTCATTACTTGCTGTAATTATTGGCGGTGTACCTGGGCTAGTAATTGGAATTGGCACTATGTTCGCAAGAATGACAGAAGCAACTGGTGTTGGTGGCGCTCAAATGGTTACTAAGTTCGGGGAAATCCTAAATAACTTAGTTTCTGGATTAACGAATTTTGTAATGACTCAATTACCTGTTTTTCTAGAACAAGGAATTAAAATAATCACCGGAATAGTACAAGGTATCACACAAGCACTACCACAAATCGTAGCAGCCGTTTTACAAATCATTACAACCTTTATAACAGGTATCACAACGCTGTTACCGCAGATTATAACAATTGGTATTTCTTTGATACAAACGCTCGTAACGGCAATTGTAACGGCTTTACCAGTCATTATAGAAGCTGCAGTTCAAATTATAAATGCACTTGTCCAAGGCATTACACAGATGTTGCCTATAATTGTACAGTCGGCAATACAAGTTATAACAATGTTCATTCAAACAATAGTTCCTATGATTCCTATGTTAATAGATGCAGGGATTCAAATTTTACTATCTTTAGTTAATGGAATCATTCAAATGCTACCTCAATTAATTGAAGCAGCTATTCAGATCCTGACAACATTATTAAATACCATTGTTCAAAATTTGCCGTTAATTATAGATGCAGGGATTAAACTCCTTAATTCATTAATTGAGGGAATCATTCAAGTTCTACCTCAATTAATTGATGCTGTGATGCAGATCATTACGAAATTCACTGAGGTTGTTATTCAAAATCTACCGCAAATTATTGAATCAGGAATGCAGATTCTAACCAAGCTTATTGAAGGGATCATTCAAGTCCTCCCACAAATTGTTGATGCAGTTATAAAAATAATCAATAAATTTACAGAAATAACTGTCCAGAATCTACCGCAGATTATAGATACTGGTGTTCAAATTCTGACGAAATTAATCGATGGGATTATTCAGGTTCTACCTCAATTGGTTTCTGCTGCAATTAGACTTATGGCTGAACTGCTTAAAGCAATTATTCAACACTTACCAGAACTAATTTCTGCAGGTAAAGATCTAATTGGCGCTCTAATAGATGGTGTTCTAAGTTTACTTGGAGAGGTATTTAGTTCTGGGATCGAAATAGGTGGACAACTTTTAGAATCTTTAGGAGATGTTGATCTCTTTGAAACTGGGGTAAATATTGTTCAAGGATTAATAGGTGGAATTGGTTCGATGATTGGCGATGCAATAGCTGCTGCGAAGAGTTTAGGAAGTAGCATTGTTAGTACTGTAAATAGAGTATTACAAGTTAAGTCCCCTTCTAGGGAAATGCGAGATACAGGTAATTACGTCGGTGAAGGTTTAATATGGGGGATTAACCAAATGGAGAATCCGGTTTTAAGAGCCGCAAAAAATATGGCAGTAACAGTGAAGGATGCGTTTGATTCGTTATCAGAAGGAATATCACTTGGTGATGTTTCTATGGGGGCTGTATCAGGGACAACAATTCCAATGGTTTCTGCTGGGTACAAAACACCTGCAAATGCCTCAAGAATATCCGCAATTTCTAATTTTGGACAAGATGCTGTAAGTAAAAATCAAAATGGAAGCAATACAAGTGAATCCGATATACAAACAATAAATAAACAACCGGCTTATATTAATGTACAACTTGGCAAACAAGAATTCTCAAGATTTGTTGATGATATTACAAGTCAGCAAGAGGCTGTTAAAGAACGTAAACAAGCGTTCTAGGAAGGAGGGAGTAAACTGCTTATTTTTAATGGTATCGATTTAGAAAATCAGTTTACAAATAAAGATAATAACGGTTATCTTTTGGTAGGAATACCAAAAGGTCGCGGTGTGATGAGTGATGAAATAAGCAGGATTACTACCCAGAATCGGCCTGGATCCCGCTATGTGAAAAAGAGAAACCCAGAGGTGCCCCTTGAAGTAGAAGTTACACTTAAAGGGGCCTCTTCTTTTGATTTAAGAAAACGCCTAAACGAATTGAATTCTATATTAGATACAGAAGAAGAGGTACCAATTGTATTTGCAGATGAGCCCGAAATGACGTATTACGGTATGAAAGAGTCTGTGGAGGAACTATTGGAAACAGATAGAATTTACCAATGCAAGATAACTTTTATTTGTACGTCAGCATTTAAATTAGGTGCACAACAATCTGTAAAAGCGAAAATAGAAAGTAATAATTTACTTAAAGCCGTAGTGACTAATGTAGGATCAAAGTTTGCTGATCCAAAATTTAAGATACAAGTAGAGAACCCTTCTACATTTATCGATATTGTAAATGAAAATGGAAATCAGCATTTCCGTATTGGATATCCAGTTAAGGTAGATGAAACACCAATAAGTCGGTATGAATTGGTTATGCATGATAAAGCGAATTCTTTAGTGGGCTGGACGGAAGTAGGAAAAGACTTTGTTTCAGACTACGGAATCGTAGCAGGGAAAATGATCGCAGACGGCGCACGTTTTATGCCATCAGATTACGGTCAAGGTCAATATTGGCACGGACCCGCAGTGAAAAAAAGTATCACTGGAGGTCCATTACAAGATTTCACGCTTGATGCAATAGTCGAATGTCGGAACTTAAATCCTGCAACTATGGGACGTGTAGAACTTTATTTATTAGACGAAAGTAGCGTTGTAGTCGGAAAAGTAGGTATGTTTGATGCGTATAGAAATTCTAGCGAGAATTTCGGTGAAGTCATAGTAGGAAACGGTGACTACAATCATAGGATTATAGCGGAAACGGGTTATTATCGTACAACATGGAATGATTTTTATGGTCGTCTACACATTGCGCGGGTAGGGAACTATTGGCAAGGTGATATTGCTTTAATCGATGAAAAAGGAAATTATCATACGGAAAAATTTGCCCAATGGTACGATACGGGCAATAGCTTTATGAAAAAGGTTGCGCAGATTGTTGTGCATATATGTGCATTTAACGATGCGTTTCCGCTGACTGCAACTGTGCACGATATTAAAGTGCAAAGAGTAAATAGCAATACAGAACGTCAAATCCCCTACATTGTTCAAAAAGGAGACGTTGTAGAAATTGATTCATCGGATGCCAGTATTCGTATTAACGGCGCGGATGCAATTAATATAAAAGACTTTCTGAGTGACTATATACGTATTGAAAAAGGGAAGAACGATGTAACTGTTTTTCCAAATAACATAGGTCAAGTGGATGTCACGTATAGGGAGCGCTATCGATGAATAAAACAAATAATCTATTACACATTGTAGACTTTAAAACAGAGAAAATCATTGGTGTTATACAAGAAAAAAATTATTGGAACGATATCCGCCAGTGGGAGCTTAAAAATAATATAGACCAATTAGAGTTCAATACAATGGACGGAACAAAAATATCGGCGTCTCTTGTACAGCAAAATATTATAGTAAAACAAACCAGAGATGGCACTTTTGTTTCGTATGTTATTACAGAAGCAGAGCAAGATACAGCAGATCGTTCTAAAAAAATTCACGCACTCGGGGAACATACAAAGCTAAAGAAAGCAGCGGTAATTAAACCACAAACGTTACAAGCTACTACAGTCAACGAATCTATGGACTTTGCTTTACAAGGTACAGAATGGAAACGTGGGATTACGGAGTACAGTGGTGTACGTACCATTCCTATTAAGGATTTCACAAATCCGCTTGATTTCTTAAAACAAATCGCATCTACTTTTGGACTTGAGATTCGTTTCAGAATAGAAATACGGGGTTCTTTTATTGTCGGTCGGTATGTAGATTTAATAAAAAAAGTTGGTCGGGACAATGGGAAAGAATTCGTGCTAGGAAAAGATATACAAGGCATTCGTCGTATTGAGAACAGCCAAAATATAGTAACTGCTCTTGTAGGTGTTGGGCCATCTAAAGAAAATCCTGATACTGGGAAAGAAGAGTTTCTGACTTTTGAAGATATCAACGGTGGAAAGTTGTACGTAAGTAACAACGATGCGTTACAACGCTGGTCGAAAGATGGTAAGCATTTATTTGATATTTATTCACCGCAAACAGAAGATCAAGATATGACGAAGCAACGACTCAAACAATTAACCGAAGCAGAATTAAAGAAACGAATTGATAGTTCTACTCTATATGAAGTGGATGCTGTAGCACTTGAAAAAGTGTTTGGTTTATCTCATGAAGCGGTTCGTAAAGGAGATACGGTACGAATAAAAGACACAGAATTTAGTCCACCACTTTTCTTAGAAGCTAGGTTAATAGCAGCAGATGAATGTGACACTGATCCATCGAAAGATAAATATATCTTTGGTAATTATCGTGAAATTAAAGATACACGAAGCCTTATCGATAGGTTATACGCGCAAATCATGGGTAGCCTATCAAATAAAGCATCTAAAGAATTACTAGATATGTTAGATAAAAAGCTTCAAGAAAACGTAAAAGAAACAGAAGTCATTCGAAAAGAATCGGAAGCAGCAAAGAAAATTGCTGAACAAGTGGCTGAAAACTTGAAGAACAATACCGTTGATATTATCGAAGGTTTAAATCCACCAACAGAAAACTTAAAGGATAGAAAAACGTTGTGGCAAGATATTAGCAAAGGTAAGCCTGGTATTCTGAAATTGTGGAAGGATGGTAAATGGGATCCTGTTGTTCCTGATGTGGAATCCGTTAAGAAAGAAACACTTGAGCAAGTCGATAAAAATATTGAATCCACAAAACAAGAGCTAAACCAAAAGGTGCAGGAAGCGCAAAATCAAGCCACGGGACAAGTCAATGAAGTGAAGGAAAGCTTACAAGGTGTTAGTCGTAAGATTTCTGATGTGCAAAATAAACAGGGTGAGATTGATAAGAAGATAACGAAGTTTGAGCAGGATTCTAACGGATTTAAATTATCTATTGAATCGTTAACTAAAAAAGATAGTGATATCAACAGTAAATTAAATACAGTTGAATCGAATGTGGAAGGCACAAAAAAGACAATATCTGATGTGCAGCAAACTGCAAATGATCTGAAGAAAACAACAACTGAAATTAAAGAGCAAGCTGGGAAAATTAGCGAGAAGTTAACAAGTGTAGAAACGCAAGCAAATATCCTAACTAATAAAACTACCGAGATTGAAAAAAGTGTGAATGGAATCAAAGAAACAGTAACAAAAGTTGAAAATAATCAAAGCGGATTTGATAAACGTGTTACGGGAGTAGAGAAGACAGCGAACGGAATCACTCAAAGTGTTTCGAAATTACAAGAGACCCAAGTACAACAAGGGAAAACATTAACTCAAGCTACTACAAAATTAGAACAACATTCTGAAGCACTGAGTCTAACAATGAAAAAGAAAGATGTTGAGGAGTATGTTGGCGGTATTGGGTCTATCAACGAGATCAGAAACGCAGGTCTTGAATTAGGTAACAAGTACTGGTCAATTAATCAAGGTACTGCTGTTCAGCTAAGCTCAAAATATAAAGGTTATGCAACTTTTTGGAGTGATTATTCTGGAAAGACTAGTGATCACTGGTCTGGCACCGCTTCTGAATTTATAACAGTTACAACTGGTGAAGATCTTATTTCGACAGGTTGGTTTGCTACTGACAATATAGCTTCACTAGATCAAAAAGCGTGGATGGAAATTGAGTTCTGGAATGCTACAAAAGGAACTAGAATGAGAACGCAGCGCGTAGAAATCCAATGGGCTAAACAAGGTGATTGGGCAAGAATGACGATGGTTTCAAAGGTTGCAGCTAACGAAGAGTGGGTTAGATGGCGTTATTATGTTCAAAGAAATGGACGTGTACGAGCTGCCCTTCCGATGCTACAGCGTGGTAAAGTAGCGACAGAGTTTTGGTTACATCCGAAAGATCAAACTAATGTTGATAAAATGATTGAAGATATTGCTGATAAGGTAGCTACACAACAATTCAATCAGAAAGCGACTCAAATTGATAATCGTTTTACTATCAATGAACAAGGTATCGATTTAGCAGCAAAAAAGACCGAGGTATATACCAAAGAACAAGCGAACGGACAATTTGCAACAAATGCTTATGTAAAAGACATGGAAGGTCGCGTTCAGATTACTGAAAAGAATATTCTTAGTACCGTGAAAAAAGGTGAAATCATATCACAGATTAATCAGTCTGCTGAGTTAATACAAATTGATGTTGCTAAGTTAAAAATCAATGCGGATACAATTGTAAAGTGGTTAACAGCAAAAGGAATCGATGCGAATATCATCAAAATCGAAGGTGATAATGTTGTAATTGATAAACGTGGTGTCAATATCAAAAGAGGCGCACTACAGGTTCAACGATCTGATGGATACTCTTTAATAATAGATGGTGTGGCGAACTTTGATATGGCTGTTAGTACACATGAACCGCCATTTATGGGTCCAGGTATGGAAGTGAATGCCACTTGGTATGCAACACGTAGCACAGTGTGGACGAGATGTAATTTTTACACATTCAGGCATACTGGAAGGTACCTAATATTCGCTATGAGCTTGGCAGTAGATCCTGGGACAAACGCACAAGTAAAGATTATAAATAGTGATGGAAGCGATTTGTGGTACACGATGCATAGTAAAAAACTCTCAGATGAGTACTATGTAAATGCGACTATTGATTTAGGGGTGCCAACAGGGGGTATGAGATACATTCTTCTAATGTTAGCATCGAACAGTCCAAATCATACCGCATACGCAAGGGTTCTGAGTAAATGGGTGGAGAAGTGATGTAAATGGAACTTAAAGAAAAATATGAACTGTACGAGCGATATAAAACATGTATTTACTGTGATTCAGATGAAGCAGGAAATATAACGCAACTAGAACATGGACAACGCATCATACCAGGACAAAATTATATGCATTTTTTCAAAGTAGATCGTTATATATCAGACACTATACAAAACTATAAGGTTGTCTGGAATGGAAGAGTTGCAGAGTTACAGGCGATCGACCTAGAACTAGAAGAGAAAGTAAAGAAAAAATATTTCGCACCTACAAAAGAAGAATTAGAACGCGAAAAGGCAGAAATGGAGGCGAAACTTAAACTACTTGAAGAACAACTAGCTGTACAAAAGGTAGCGCCAAGTGAATAAGAATAAACCAAAAGGGACAATCAAATATGTCGCTTTTTTATTTTTAGAAAAGGAGTGAAAAGATGGCTGAATTAAAACATGATGATATAAAAGAACTTCTTGTAGGGTTGACTAGGGTAGAAACAAAGCTTGATACACTAGGCAATGTTAAAGAAGTAGCAATTGAAGCACAACAGTCAGCAAAAAGCGCTCATATGCGTGTGGATAGATTAGATAAATTAGTGTTTTGGATTGGTACTACAGTAGTTGGAGCTATTATCACTGGTGGGATAATGGCTCTTTTTAAATTCGCAGGGAAGTGATCGTATATACGGTCACTTTTTTATTTGGAAGGAGGTGATAGCATGAAAAAATTTGATGCAGCTTCAATTAGTCGTTATGTCGTATTAGTAATTGCGGTAATTAATAGTGTCTTAAATCTTGTGGGATACCAAACGATCGATGACAAAATCACAAACGATTTAGTGGCCGTAATTACAGGAGCTTTTACCCTGTATATGGCTTGGAAGAACAACTATTTGAGCAACAAAGGGGTACACCAAAAAGATGTATTAGAAAAAAATAACTTACACTAAAAGGAGATGTTGAATAATGGGTAAATATAGTTTGCATGGTGGTCACAATCGTATTGTACAAGGTGCTAACTGGGGGGATAGAAAAGAACACACTATGGATCGTCTGGTTAAGGATGCAGTTGCAGCTAAGCTACGTGCGTTAGGTCATACGGTGTATGATGATACAGATGAAACAGGTTCTACTCAAGCACAAAATTTAAATAACATCGTTCGCAATTGTAATTCTCATAGTGTGGACCTTGTAATTTCATTCCACTTAAACGCTTATAACGGATCTGCAAACGGTGTGGAAGTTTGTTATTATGACCAACAATCTTTAGCGACGAAAGTATCAGCTCAACTCTCTAAAGATATTGGCTGGTCTAATCGTGGTGCGAAACAACGTACTGACCTTTATGTATTAAATAGCACTAAAGCACCAGCAATCCTAATTGAACTTGGATTCATCGATAACGAGTCCGATATGGCTAAATGGGATGTAGATAAAATTGCGAATTCCATCGTATACGCATTGACTGGACAAACTGTTGGAGGTAGCCAACCAACCGCACCAACTCCACCATTTAATCAAAAACGTAATGTTGTAGAGGCAGGAGGAATCGGTAGAGAAAATTTAGCTGATATAGTAGGAGCTTTAAATTCAGTTCACATGACGGGTAATTTAAACCTTAAAAGTGATGGGTACATTTATCCTGTAACTGATCCAACTAGCGACGCTCAATTAAAAGCATTCACTGACTATCTTGATCGCAAAGGCTGGGTATATACAGTTAAGTAAAACATACTATGTAACAGCAAATAAACCTTACGTATTTGTGAAATAAAAAAAGTGCTCATAATGTGAGCACTCTTTTTTTATCTGAATTTTTTGTTGTAACGGTACAACATAGTAGCAGCTTCAGCTCTTGTTGCTGCATCGTTTCCGCGACTACCGTCATAAAGACCCTTATCTGTTCCCCATGCAATCGAGTTACTGAATCCACCATTAGGTGTCCATGCTTTGGTGTTAAAACGTACTGCATAGAGCGTAGCTATCATTTCATTACGAGTAATATAGCTACCCCCACGAGTTCCGTCAGAATACCCTCTACTCATCATATACTGACGTGCTTCGTCGTAATTTTTAACCCAATGCCCATTGAAGCGAGAAACCATCATCCAAACATCTTGTCGAAGTGCAGGACTATCTCGGTAATCATTTCGCATAATTCCTTTTCTGAAAGCCCAATCAATTTCCTGATCAGCCCAATGTGCTGAAGCTTCTTTCGGGGCGATTGTTGCGAACCCTGTAGATAACGTAATAGCAGCAATTGCAACAACTATAACCTTTTTAAATTTTTTTAACATCTTTTCCATTCCTTCCCTATGTGCTTGTCACTTGCGTTATATTAATATATTAAAATTACTAAGTAAATAGATATAACGAAATTCACGGTATTCTTTTAGTAATAATTTGTGAACTTAACAAGAAAGTGGAATTATATATATGATGTTATTTCCTACAAAAGAATAGTTTGATTAACAAAAATAAGAGCCGTCCTGTTGGGCGGCTTGTTTTTATTTTGCATCAATAATATCAATAAATTTCAACGTCATATTATTGTAAAATGCATCCGTACAAATTATAGATTTATTCAGCGGATCAATATCAACAACGGTCATATAGTTAGTAAGTAAAAAACCACCTTCGTAATATGTAATCATTATTTCTTCTTCAGAAAGCAACGAACATAATAGCATGTTCTCAATCAGTTCTTGTTCATCTTGGGTTAATGTAGGGCGTTCTACTTTCGTCTTTTCTTTAACAATCTTACGGATACCAGCGAATTGCTCCGGCATCGCAGCGAACGGAGTCCATTTAACCATTCCTCTTCCTTTTGGCATATTAGCGTTGTTCATGCTTTATGTCCCCCTAACAATGTGTTTCTGTATCTTGCTGTTGCACTATTTGTATACGAAATTCCTCGTAATATGCTGTTCTTACCAAATTTAGTGCGTATTTCGTCCATTACTTTAGTTAGTTTCAATTCTTTTTCTCTTTGTATTACATTATCGAATAGTGAGATTTGTTCTTCGCCTTCATTGATTAAGTTAGTTAAAGAAACATTGATGGATCTAATGGGCTCCCCAGTATAAAACTCATGTAAAAAATATGTACAAATCTTATAAATATCCATTGTTAAATTAGTTGGTCGGTTCATAGTGTGAGTTTTTTTGAAACCACCAGAATAATTTTTGCTGTAACCAATGGAAAAATGAATAGTTTGAGCTAGTTTGTTTTGTCTTCGCATTCGATAACAAACTTCCTCGATATGCTCTAGTAGAATAATTGGGAATTCCTCTATTGTGTAATCACGCATTAGTATTTGACTTTTACCAATAGAAGTTGTTGCTGGAACGTATTTTTCTGATATACGGCTAAAATCAATGCCGTTGCTATGTAAGTGTAGTTCTTCACCAATAACGCCAAAACTTTGTTTTAAGTATTTAAGTGGGTATTGCGCTAAGTCTCCGATGGAATGTATCCCCTTTCGGTTTAACTTTGCTTCTGTTTTACCTGAAATCCCCCAAAATTTATTAAGTGGTCGTATTGGCCATAATTTTATGGGTACATCTTCGTACTTCCAGTATGCTATGCAATCTTTCGTTTTCTTCGCTTCCACATCTAACGCTACTTTGCTCATTAAAGGATTAGGGCCAATTCCTATCGTGCATTCAATTCGTGTCTTCGCATATATTTCACGTTTAAATTTCAATGCGAAATCATATGGGTCGTTAGCAAACAAATGAATACTATCCGTAATATCCATAAAGAATTCATCAATGGAATATTGGTGGAAATCCTCAACAGGAACATATTGTAGAGCTAGTTTCGTGATGAAATTGGAGCATTTTATGTAAGTACTCATAATTGGATTCACCACGAGAACATCTTTACGACGAGGTATTTCATACAACCGTGCCATTTTCTTAACACCTAACGCTTTTAATGGTGGCGTTGCAGCCAAAACAATAGAACCACTCCTATTCACATCACCAACTACAGCTAATTTTGTATGAAGCGGGTCTAATCCCATCTTGATACAACTGACTGAAGCATAAAAGCTACGAAGATCTACACATAAAACAATTCGGTTTGGCAATATTGAATAGTCATACACCGTTATTCCCCCTAAATAACAGAACGTTAGTTCTTATTATATACGAATGTATGTTCTTTTATGAAGAGGTTTTTTCAAAAAAATAATCAGCCCGAATTTATTGAGCTGATTATTACTAAATTATTAGCCATTAATTGACCATCCGCCATATGGTGGAGAATATCCAACTGAACCCCATCCTCCGTAGGGAAATCCGCTACTTGAAGTCCAACTTCCATATGGTAAGAAACCACCTGAAGTCCAGCCCCCATATGGCGATACAACCATACCACCACCTGTAGTCCAACCTCCTGTATAAAATTGCTGTGGTGGTAAAAAACCACTAGAACCACTACCATGACCACCATGACTCATAAAATCTCTAGGTGAAATTGAATTGTAAATTCCTGTAGAACAATAATAAGAATTCATTTTATCCCTCCTTTTTAATATTCCATACAATTTATATGTATTTTTAAAAAAATTTTTAGTTCAAGTGAAGGAAAATAAAAGAAGCCTCATTCTAACGAACGAAGCTACATCCAAAAATCATTTTCATTTATGTTTTTTCCTAATTTTTTCAATCCCCTTGTTATTTGGGATATAGTCGAAAATTTAGGTGCGTATTCTTTATCGTTACATAATTTCGAAATCGTACCTCTACTTAACTTGGCGGCCTTCTCTAAATCCCCTTGTGTAATTCCTTGCTTGTCTAACCAGCGACCGAACTTACTACGTTTTTTACCTAATCCGAACAATATTACCACCTCAACCATAGCTTGCCCTTTTCGTCATTTTTTTAAACAAGAGAAAAAAAATGACATAAAGACCAAACAGTGCAAAATACCATTTACCATACCAAACAAATTACGATTCTCTGTTCCAAATTAATAGCCTTTTAAAACTTCGTTTCACCTATTCCAAATAGGATTCGCTCACAGAATAATGCTTCAGACATTGAAAGACTAATAGTTTCAACGATTCATATCTGTTTTCATCTCTTCTAATCTTTAGGGACTATTCTTGCAGAATACACAAAAATAGGTGGTGTTTGAATTTGATGTTTGAGTTAGTAAGTTCAGCAACAGTGGGTGGTGTAATTCTTTTCGCGAAAATGCATCAAAAAGGGGCTACTACCGATGCTTCTAAGATTCAAAGGATTTGCGCGAATTGCGGTTTGAAAGTGAAAGAAGGTAAAGAAACCAGGACTATACAGTTACTCCGTAAGACGAGAAATGAGTGGGGAATAGAGTATGCGTATAGAATTCCGCTTGGCCTTAGTTTCTCTGATTTCGAACAAAAGATACAGCATTTAGAAGATGGGCTAAATCACAAGAGCAAAGTTTATGATTTCAAACTACAAGACTTCAAATCTCTTCGACTGCAAAAAGATATCTTGAAACAAATACAAAACATCATAAACAAGAAAAAACTCGTTAGAAAGGAAATTGAGCTGTCTTACGACGGTTTGCTAAAAATAAGAGTTTACGAGAAAGGGATTCCTGATTTTGTGAAGTTTGAAGATGACATGATGAAGAAATGTAAAGGATGGGAAGTACCTATTGGTTATACAAGGGATGGATTAGTAAAACACGACTTTGATCAGTTATCGCACATGATATCAGCCGGTATGACGGACATGGGGAAATCGAATGTATTAAAACTCATTATTACAGCTCTGGTACGAAACCAATCAGACAATATAAAGCTATTCCTTATCGATTTGAAGGGTGGTCTCTCTTTCAACCGATACAGATTCCTAAATCAAGTCGAATCAATTGCGAAGAATCCCGAGGAAGCCCTTGAGACTCTAAGGGAATTGCAAGATAAACTGAATGCTAGAAACGAATACTTACTAGAAAAAGGATATGAAGATATAAAAGAAGCCGGGGATCCAACTAGATACTTTGTCATTGTAGATGAAGCAGCCGACATGACGCCATATCAGGAGTGCAAGGACATCGTTGTTGATATAGGTCGTCGTGGCAGGGCAGCGGGATTCCGCTTGGTATATGCGACACAATACCCTACTAACGAAGCATTACCATCGCAGTTACGACAAAACATTGGGGCCCGTGTTTGCTTTAGATTACAGACAGAAGCAGGGAGCCGTGCTGTGCTAGACGAGGGCGGCGCAGAGAGTCTTCCCAACATAAAAGGAAGGGCTATATACCAAACAAATGAGAAGAAGGTCTTACAGACTGTTTATCTCGATAACAAGCAGATTGATAACATCATAAAACCACACATCAATATCAGAGCGAGAAAGGAGCATGAAAATGCAAAAGTTAGCAATGAAGGAAGCGCGAACGGAAAGTATACTCTTGAGCTTGAAGAAACTCGGCTTTCTTAGTAGAAAGCAAATTCAGGTACTTCATGATCTTGGCGGTGACAGGAATGCTTCTCGTGTAATGAAGGGTATTGAAGAATATGTGTCTAGTTTTAGGGATGGAGAAAAGGTTTATTATCTCAACAAGGAAGGGCGTGAACGTATTGGGAGCAAGAAAATACTCAAACGTTCGAATCAATTTCGCCATTATATTATGAGAAATGACATCTACATTGCTTATGAATGCCCGAAAACGTGGAAGCAAGAAGTAAAGATGAATGTGAAAGGTATCGTTTCTATAATTGCGGATGCGTTATTTACGGATAATGGACGCTATCACATTGTAGAGGTGGATCATGAGCAAAAAATGAGTGCAAACCGTATCAAGATGCAGAAGTATAGAAAGTTAATGGAATGCAATGTGTTTGAGAAGCCACCCAAGTTTATTTGGTACACCACGACAGAATATAGAAGAAAACAACTTCAGAAGCTTTGCGAGGGATTGGATTGCAACATATTTACGGTTACTGATTTTCATTAAAAATAGGGAGATGGACCATATGGCAACTGAGACAATGAGCATCAAAGATTTTATGGATGGTAACTATGGAGCAAAGAAAAAGTGGAGCTTGTTCAAAAAGAAAGCAAAAAAATACGCACCTGTCGCAGTGCGCGTTTCATTAGTAATCGGTAGTGCTATTATATTCAGCAACATAATAGATATTCCTCATGTGTTTGCTGATGGAAATAATCCAGATGTGAATGAAGTATTTAAAGATGTGCAGTCCAATGACGGGGCAATAAAAAATTATATAGATGGCCAATTATACAATCGCATTGTAAATGCGTTTGAACCGGTTATCTTCTTGATTAAAGCGGTGTCCTATCCGATAGCGTCCGTTGTAGCGTTATGTGGCGGTCTGTTCATTATGGTCGGTAGCCAGGAACGGGGATTCAGTTTGATTTCAAGGGCAGGGATTGGTTATATAGTTGTTCAAATGATTCCATTGTTTATGCGATTACTTGTTGAGATTGCAAAGGCTATATAATTCTATTAATTAAGGGATTATTATTGGGATTAATTTTTATAAATTCCTTCTTTTTCTAATCAAAAAATAGTTATATAATGATTGTTGGAATTATATTATTGACGTTTAACATTAAGGGGAGAGAATAGTAATGAAAAAATTAATTATTTCAGGTGTATGCGCAGCAGTATTCGGTACAACTTTTTTTGCAAATGATTCGTTTGCGGAGACACCAGGTAATAACACAAATCCAAGCATAAAAGCAGCAAGTGCTCAATCTAGTATCTTTATAGATGTACCTCAATCGCATTGGGCGTTTAAAGAGATTCAGTATATGGCTGACCATAAAATAATGCAAGGATATGGTAATGGTTATTTCGGCGCTAAAGATAAAGTGACACGTGAGCAATTAGCAGCAACCATATATCGGACTATTAAAATTTGGAAAGATCCTTTAAACCAAACGCACCCTTTTAATGACATAGGTAATTCAATGTTCCAAAATGAGATTAAAGAATTATACGATAATGGAGTATTTGCTTATGTGGCGGATGGGAAATTTTATCCTAGTCGTATATTAACTCGAGCGGAAGTTGCAGCTTCATTTAAAAATGCTTTTTGGTTAAATAAGAAGTTTGATCACCAATTTAACGATATGCAAGGTCACTGGGCAAATGAAGCTGTGCAAATTTTATACAGTAACGGTATAACTAATGGTGTAGGTGATAATAATTTTGATCCAAATGGATCTGTAACGCGTGAACAACTTGCGGTATTCTTATATAGAGTTATTCCTGTTTCTTCAAGACCAATTCAAGATGGACTTAAATAAAATAAACAGAAAAAGCCAACTTATATAAGTTGGCTTTTTCTTTGCAGGATTTTTTTTACCATCATGGAATACTCTCACTAGGAGGTGTTGTAACGTTATGACGGACGAAATTGTTTATTCTGCTAGTGAAGTATACAAGCGATTAGGAATAAGTGATAGCACCCTTAGAAAGTACATGGAAGTATTATCACGCGAAGGATTCGCAGTAAAGAAAGATAATCGCGGCAGACGCCAATACACAGACAGTGACATTATGGTGATTGAGAAGTTAATTGAGCTAAGTAAGCATGACGGTATGACGCTAGAGAAGGCAGCGAAGATGATTGTGCAGCAAATAGAAAAAGTTAATCCGGATCTGATTCAAGAAGAGGCTGAGGAAACGGATCTAGTGCCATTCCACATTAAAGAGCAATTACAGGAACAGTACAGCGTTATGGCGCAAGAAATGAATCAAAGCATGCTAGCGATGGAGAAGCGATTAAGTGAGCAGGCCAAGCGAAGTAACGAGGAAATCAAAGCAAGTGTAGAATCGCATAATAAACGAGTGGAAAAACGATTGGAAGCACGAGACGAGACGCTTATGAAGACACTGCGTGAGATGCAGGAAACGAAGAGAATGATGCAGGAATTTCGGGATGAGGTTGCTGCATCGAAAGAGAAGAAAAAGCCTTGGTGGCGGTTTTGGTGAGAACAAGAAATATATGAAGTAACCAATAAATTTGCATAAAATCAATGGTTTGAAAGTCTAATGTCGCAAAATTATCTTTCAAAATAACTTGTATATTTTGTTATAATCAACCCAGGATATATAATACTGGTTAATCGAAAAGAGGGATAATAATGAAACAAGTAACTCTCCATCAATTGCACAAAGATCATAATAAACGAATAGCAGAATTTCATAAAAAAAACGAAATTAAAATTCAACGTGGTGAAAATGGGAACGGTTTGTTAGCTAAATGGGAAAGATTTTTCTATAACAAGGTGATTTCCCCTCTAAAGAATGTTAAATAATAAAAGAAAAGCAGGAGTGTTTTGGTTTCCTGCTTAAAATAAAAAAGATACATTTATCTTTAGATACATAACAGCAGATAAAACAGAAGCATCCTCAAAACAAGGATACTTCTGTTTTATTTATTCTCTAACGTCTCATAGAGGCGCTTATACATGTCTTTATATGCTCTAGAATGTCGGTTGACTAATTGAGAATCTACATAATGCTCAACTAGCATGTCAATGATGTTGTTAATTGATGTTTTATCCATACCTTCTTGTTCCTGTATAAATGGTTTAAGGGTATTTAGCTTTAGTAAAACAGCAGGTGAAAGTTTTGCTGTTTTAGATGGAACTAAGCGTTGATCTGGTTTCTCTAGTGTCTGTATTTCCTTTTTCGTTTTAGTTTGATCGTTTTGAATAGTTAAATCAGAACTTTCGGTAATAGGTGTTACAGTTACTACAAAAGATTTACTTTTGTTATCCAAAGTTACCACTCCTATTTAGTTTGTTATTTTAAACTATTAAAACTATTTTGCATTGGTATTGCTAAAAACTATGTTATTATCTGCTGTTTTATCCGTGTATTCAAGTAAGTTGAATAGGGTTGATTAAGTAAAGATATCATGAAGAAAAGTGGAAATATAGAAATATCCCTATNNATAGGGATATTTCTATATTTTTAAATTTCGGTTAAGAGCTTGAATTTCCTTTTCTGATCAGGTGTTAGCTCATTTTCTACATAACGATCTATAAGCAGGTCGATAATTTCATAATTGAATTTTGTGTTTGTAAGTTTCATTAATACTTCAAGTTCTTCTTTTGATTGATTAGAAATTTTAATGCTACCTTGCTGGTTTTTAAATTTCTTTTTCGGTTCAGTTTTCTCGATCCTTTTCTCTTTTCGAGTAGTTGTTTTTTCTTCTATCTTAGGTTGAGAAGGAGTAACTGTAGCTGCTACCTCTTTATTTTCCGTCGTAGCTTGTCCTTGTTCCGGTACATAAGGCTCAGTAGGTTCAAAGTTACTTTTCTTTCGACCTAACAAACCAGGAGTTCTTGCCATATTACACACCAACCTTCATTTTTTCAAACATATCAACACGAGATAATAATTCATCACTAATCGTTTCGTATAGTTCAATTACATTCATATCATGTCTATCTTTTTCAGTAATACCATTCACATCAAATCGTTTAATACGTTCCATTTGAGGGACGATGTTTTTAAATAGGTTTTCTTCTCCAAATATTTCACGAGCATTTTCCATGATGTATTCGTCAACTTTACCGTTGTTTTTTAATAGGACAGGAAGAACGCCAACTACTTCAATATCAAGATCATATTGCTCTTTTAACTTGATAAGTTCATTAATATAATTCTCGGCACCAGTAAGAGAACGTTCTTGTGTTTGGAGAGCAATTAGAACATAATCAGAAGCTACAACTGCATTTTTTGTAACTTCTAGTGACATAGGAGGTACGTCGATAAATATGTAGTCGTATTTATGCTTTATCTTTTCAAGTAATCCTTTAAAGTAATGATCTTCTTCAGCCTCCGAAGAACAATTTTTATAAAGGAATTTTGCGAAGTCCTGAAAATCAACGTAAGAAGGAAGTAAATGTAAGTTCTCCATAATTTCCACTTCTAAGCCGTCTAGGTTTCCCTCTTGTATTCCTTTCATTAATGTTTTTTCAACAGTAACAATTTCATCAGGATTAAGGATTGATTTTGTTAACATTAAAGACTTGGTTGCGTTACTTTGTGGATCAAGGTCAACAAGTAATGTACGCTTGCCCTTTTTAGCGAATTCATAAGAGTTCAATACAGCATTCGTGGTCTTACCGACTCCACCTTTGTAATTACCTACCGTAATTGTAATAGCCATTTTTAACACTCCAGTTATTTATTTTTAAAATTTCCCTATATCCCTTTATAGAAATAGGGAAAAATAGAAATAGGGAAAAAGGGATATTTCTAACTATAGAAATAGGGATATTTCTATATCTTTAAAGAAATTATAACAATGATGTACGGTATATGCAATAGAATCATAGAGTTAGTAATTAATAATAAAAACGTTGATATCATAAGATTCTTTTGATGTATGAAGTAGAGGGAGTTAAGAAATAAATATGTAATTTCGTAGAGATGTTAGTAGATGCAAAAATAACGAAAATAGGGAAATATAGATATAGGGAAAAGGGGAAATATCCCTATATCTATAAGTGGAAATAGGGAAATAGGGAAATAGGGATATTTTGAAAAAAGTGCGTAATCCAGCAGTTTACAAAGGATAAAGCTTGTTGTAACGTAGTACACAACAAGCATCATTCTACAAAACAAAACATAATTTGATATTTTATATAAACGAAGATCGATAAAACAATTGAATATGAACAGAAAATAAAAAAGCCACTCCCATATGCTATCGGCTACCAACCTTTAGCGGGAATGACTCAGTTCTAGTAATTGCTACCAACACTTACTAGACATAACCTGTAACCAAGCAGGACTTCGGTTTAAGTAGTGCACCAACACTATCCTTAAACAATTATGCCTTTCGACTAGGCTTATTTGATATACCCATTTTATCTGTGATTGGGCTAAAATTCAACTAGTAAATACTAGATTTGATTATTTTGTAGTCTAAAAGATATATACCGGGCATCTCTAAACCTAGAAGTCTTGTGATGTACAGGCCATTTAGGAATTAGAGATGCCTTTTTGTTTTTTGTTCGCGTGGAATTGCCTGATACCACGTAAATAAAAACTGATAAGCCGTAATTCCGTGCTGCTATACATATAGGGGGAACGTGTTACGGCGTGGCTAGCTGTTGGTCGTGCAGGGGGTACTGAGTTATACGCCTACAAAAACAGCACCCCTCATTGGATTCCTGTTCATCTGGTGAGGGAGGGCGAGAACTTGCCCAGGGACGATTCTCTAAAAGGTTCGGGTGGTTATCGTTAGCATTACGGTGCTAGGGAGTGCATTCAGTTTGTCGTGTAGGGACGATATTACAAGGACAAGCCATAGTGAAAGGATGTATGCGATGAAGATCGCTGAGTGAACAGGGTCTATACATACGGATACCTTATAAGTGACCGCATGGCGAAAACAAAGACGCTTATCCATCTATTTTGATTGATTACTTTTTTTGTAGTCTGTCAAAGTAGGGGATAAATCTGCCTTCCAGCCGTATTCCTTAATCGTTCCCACATGATAAAAACCCTCAAGACCTTTAGTCAACATTAAATTCGAAGAAATACTGAAAAATATGAGATTGTTTAAGTCCTAGGGGAATGAGTTACTTAGGTAGAGGAATAAATAAGGGATTTACTACTTACTTGGTTAGAGGATAAGGGGACGAATGATTAAAATATGTCCTATTGCAGAATTTGGTTTTACATATCGGATATAGTACGTGAAATTAAACTTATATAATTTTAGTTTGATTGGTATATAGTGATATTCTAGCAGTTGATGAAAAAGCACGTTGAGAAGTGATGAAGTAAACAGAAAAAATATTGTTAGAAGATGTAGTGATTAACCTCAGTAAACAAAAATTAACTTTTATTGTATATTTTGAAAATAGATATTAATTAAGGTAATCTTAATTTAAACTAATAAGGGGAGGGATATCATTGTGAAAGTATTTAAATTAACTACAGAAAGTCATGCTCTTTTAGATTTGAATGAACAGAGCTGGGAAACTACTATTGCTTATTATGAGAAGGAAACTCATAAGAGAGCGCCCTATTATTGTGATCTAAAAAAGAAAACCAGATATTTTGCTGTTTGTCCTGGTTGTAATAATCCGGTTCAATTAGTAAATTTGTATGTTAATAAGAAATTACCAGACAACGAAAAGAAGCAATCCCCACATGCTAAACATCAACCGCATTCAGTTATTGGAATAGCAACTTATTATCAAGAAAAGTACGATACCTGTGAATTGAGACAGAGAACACCCTTCAGTGATACTGAGAAAAGAACTGGAACGGATGTACCAAATGAAATATTGCAGCTCATACAACGATATCCAGACATCTTATATAAACATATACGAAAAATAATAGGTATCAATTTTTCTAGACGCGTATTTGAGCGCATGATTGATAATTTTCTTCGTGCAAATGGACATTGTTATAAGCGTATTAATAAATTTAATTTGCCGTATGCTTTTCTATATATGCAAAAAAGTACAAGAATTATTAATCAACATATTACAGAAGGTCATGCTTATCAAAAAGAAATAATTGATTGTATACAAAATAGTAAATATTTTACTGTATCTGATAATAAAATTACACCTATTAACCCGAAGGTTGATGGGTTTGTAGAAATTGATTTTTACTTAACAAAACATAAAATTACACCAATTAAAAATATGATTACTCTCTGTATTACTGAATCTAAGGGAGGGGAAGTTGATAGTTTATTAGAAAAGGAATTTCCAGTAAATGAATCTGATTATATAAATGATATCAACGAGGCGATGGACAATGGGGATAATGAAATGGATAGTAATAAAGCTAGATCTCAATTGAGAGAGATGGTACTCAATTGCATTGAAAAAAATAATTGAATGAGAGGTTTAACATATGATATGTTACGCTTTCTAATTAGAGAATCTGTTTTATAAAACGTGTCCACGATTTATGTCTTACTACATGTAATATTTGTTTAGTGTAATTTTTATGAATATATATAGTTTCATAAAGTTTTTGAGAAAAAGAAAGTATACTTTGATATTGTGTAATAAAGACAAGGCCCACCTACGGAAATAGGTGGGCTTTTTTATTGGGTATTACTATCTCAGTGCACAAAAGGGAATTTGTATTTAAATAATAGCATATTCTTAAATTTATTATATTGAGAAATAAAGAAAAGACACCCAAAGGTGCCTTCCTCTGACTTGAACGATCCTGTATTAATGCCGTTTCGATTAATAAATTGAATTATAAAAATAATTTGTTATACTTCCGTGTACCCTAGCTGATATAATGCATAAGGAAATTATTGGTTAATTAATAGTGCACATATATTAGGGAGGTACATAATGTTAGAGGTAATTACGGCATTTTTCTTACTAATTTTCCATTCCATTGTTTATCTCTTTTCAAGTGGAGAAACTAAGCAAATAGCAAAAAATCATATAAAAGAAATTGTTAATAGTCCGGATGGAGTAATAATATTAATCGTTGCTGTGGCACTTTTAATCGGGGGGATATATTTATATTTTTATGGTTTCGGTTTATGAATACAAACTAAAACCATATCCAAGTATGCGTATTATGGTGGAGAATGGGACACAGGTGGTCTTTTTGGAGAAGCCAAATGTGTCTATAATAAAACTGATGAATCGGATAATAAATAATATACATAAAGAAAAGGCGCCCAGATAAGGGTGCCTTTTCTAATAGTTTTTTAGCAGAAACAAGCAGCTCCAACAATGATTAATAATATAAACAATACAACTAATAAAGCAAACCCTCCAGCAAAGCTACAGCCACAACTACCACCAAATCCCATAATAGTTCCTCCTTTAAAATCGGAGGATAAAACAAGGGTTCACTCATGTATTTTAACGGATTCAATGTATTGTATTTTTTACGCATGAATTGAGCAGGTCCTTTTGAAAAAGACATCATAAGGGAATTACAAGCCGATATTATTGTTTTAGAAAACGAAACTCTGTTTGATAGTCATAAATTTCGTGAGATGGGAAGATTAATGGAAGACCAATTTTTATCTTTATTATCCTACGTTGCGGATCAAGAGCGTAAAAAATTTCGGAAAAGACAAGCGGAAGGGATTGTGGTGGCCAAAGCTCAAGGAAAACATTTAGGGCGCCCTCCACTTAACCTTTCAACATTAAGCCCAAAACAACTATTTATAATAGACGAAACCTATTCAAAGTGGAAAAAAGAGAAATAACGAGCATTAAATTTATGGAACTACTAGAACTTAAGAAAAATACTTTTTATAAGATACTAAAAGAATATGAAGAGAACAACTTACAACCTAAATAAAGCGTATGAGCAGGATATTTCTTAAGGTAGGAGATTCGGCTCATTTTATGATTTTCATTAAAATGTGGACTATAACCCGTTATACGAACAATGCTGGGCTCCCAAAGATATATAGAAGCGAATACGTGACGAAAAAACAGAATCAAGATGAAATGCTCATACAAACGATTAGAGTGGTTTAAGAGATTGAAAGTTAGTATGACTTGCGGAATTATCATTATCATTTGCACCAAAACAATTATTACCAAAAGATATTTTGTAGTAAAAAGAAGCAATTTATTTTTTAAATATTGCAATATGATAAAATATGCAATATTGCATATTTTATCATATTGCAATATTTCTGAAATTTAATATAATGATTAGGAAGTGTCAATTTGTTAAATTTGTAATTTGAACCAATAAAAAACAATAAAAAACAATTATTGGCATGATGTGTGCTTGGATTTAAAATCCTCGCATCCTATTTATTAGGTAATATAAATGATAAGGAGGGATTCAAGATGGAAATGTCAGAAAAGAAAGTTTTAGGTTTAACATCAGCTGCTATTCTAGGAACATTAGGTGTAGGTTTTCAGGCCATAGCTACTTTAGGAGTTTCTGAAGTAGTTGCAACGAATCTATACTATGCGCTTAATGTAATTGGATGGGGTGCAACTGCAGCTGCGATTGTTTCTTCAGCTGGACTGGGTGCTGTTGCAGCTCAAGCAATTTGGGCTGCTGTTAAGAAAAAAACTATACAGCAATTTGTTAAATGGTAAGAATATTAATTTTAAAATATTAAAAAAGGTGGTTTATTAATATGGAAATGTCAGAAAAAAAGATTTTTAATGTAGAAATGTCAGAAAAGAAAGTTTTCGTTGCAACATCAGCTGCTATTCTAGGAACATTGGGATTAGGCTATCAAGCTATGACTACTTTAGGTCTTTCTGCTACTGTTGCAGGTAATTTATATTTTGCACTTGATGTAATTGGATGGGGTGCAACTGCAGCTGCAATCATTTCTTCAGCTGGTATTGGTGGCGTTGCGGTACAAGCGGTTTGGGCAGCTGTTAAGAAGAAAACTTTTGCACAATTTAAGAAATGGTAA